ATGTTCCTTAAATTTGCACGATGGATACACCAAAATATAGCTGATATTTGCATGGTAATCGGTGTTTTTGGCGCGGTTGATGTGTTGTTTTCATGGACAGTCGGATATTGGTTAGAAGGGTTATACGGTATGAAATTTCCTATTGATAGTTGTTGGCAAGGGCTTACCGCTATGGGAGCGGGACTTGTCGGTTTGTTTACCCATTTAATTAATTCGGCACTTAATAGTCCTAGGGGAGTGTTTCCGGATATAAAACAACAAAATGGAGGTAATAATAAATGAAACTAGGAGATGATTTACATGAACGTAATTGACATATCTGATTGGCAGGAAGGTCTTAATTTTGACGATTTACGAAATAACGGTGTAGATGGCGTTGTCATCAAAATTGAAGAAGGGCAGCAGGAAGATGCTGACTTTGAAACATTCTTGCAGGATGTAGAAAACGAAAGCTTACCTTGGGGCGTATATCTGTTTACCCATGCTACGACACCAGATAAAGCAGAGCAGGAAGCAAACGACTTGCTTAGTTATTTATGTGGCCGTGTGCCTCCTTTAGGTATATGGTACGATATTGAAGCTGACGAATGCTTTGCAGATGGCGTAGATACTACGGCATTATGCAGTGCGTTTATTTGTACCGTCAATAACGCAGGGTTGAAGTGTGGTGTGTATGCCAGTGATGGTAAATTTGGTGATGCAACCAATGCAATCAATCCAAACTTATTAGCGGACTACGTTCCCTATTGGATTGCAGAATATGGAGTATCGCAATGTGATTTTCCATCTCAATATCCGAACAAGCACATGGCAGCATGGCAGGATAGTGAAAATGGGAATATTGACGGAGTGAATGTTGATACGGATCAATGGAATGATATGCCTGAATAATTTTATGGTTAACAATTAGGAGGTAATAATTATGTTAGAAGAAGTAAATGCAGTACAGACAATAGATGCAGCAATACCGGAAGCAACTGTACAGGATACGCCAGCAACTAACACTACAGTAGAACAGGATTTGGCTACGGTTCGGGCCAAAAAAGATGAATTGATTGCAGCCGGGGAAACGCTGTTCAAGGATGAAATTGCATCGCTGGAAGAAAAAGAAAAATCCTTGACTGCTCAAATCGAGACAGAAGCCAAGGAAACGGAAACCCAAATTGTTACGGCGGAAACGTCTTTCCGTGAAAAGTATGGGAACATCATGGTAAACGGAATTGAGATTATAGGGATCGGTGCTATTATTTATCGGCTGTTCTTTTTCTAAGGAGGTGATATGTATGCAGGAAAAAGCAAAACAAATTATAGCCGATTATTTCAATGAGTATGGTAAAGTTCCAGGAGATAAACCAGTTGGCACAGACCACGTACATATAGTATGGTTTTGTAAAACATTGCAGAATTGGAAGGCATTGGCAATAGTAGACCTTATGAAAGGTACTATGTATTATGAAATCACGCATAATGGGGATAAAAACGAAACATACGTCGATGTATATAAAAAATGTAACAATTTTACAGTTCAATAAAAATGATCAATAATTATATTAAGGAGGTAATCTAATGTGGATAAAAAAACTTGGATTATTGCTGTGTTGCTTGTTGTTCTTGTCGCTTCCGGTGGCTGGTTATTGTACCGACACTACAACAGTGCAGGAACCGCAGACGGTCGTAGTGCAATTGACACAGTGGAACAAATTGAAAGAAACGATAAATCAGCAGGACATGACGTTGACAACGCTGCAGACCAAATTAAATCTGCTCAGTCAGAACTCGACAGGGCAGGAACAGACGTTGATGACGCTCAACAGTCAGCTGACCGATTGCAAGAGTCAGTTCAATCTAATCAAGACACAATTGGCGAATGCAACAATCTCGTTGAATCAGGCCGAGCAGGCATTGCAGCAGAACGAAGTATTATCGCAAACGTTGACCAAGCAAATCAAGGGACTGGAACATAAAATTAGTGTTTTGCAGCGGCAGCGTGATATGTGGGCTGCCGGATGCGGTATCTTGGTGGGTGTTGTGATACATGATAAATTAGTATAAGAAAAATTCTAGATAGCATTTCATATATCAAAAAAATTTACTGTTTTATAAACCCCGGAGAGTTCCGGGGTTTATTTTTGTGGAATTATACGAATTCAATTTGTAACATGGCCAATAGGTTATTGGATGAGTTATAATGTGGAACATTTGTTTTAAAATGAAAATTATTACATACGGTGTATAAGTGATAATATATTGAGTACTTACTTTTAGATAGAAGCTCTTTTTTATTTTTATTAAGAAGTGTATAATAATTTTAAATTATATTGTATGTTTTTAGTTTGATAAAATTTTGTTAAATTTAGCGTGAAGGGGAGTTTGAATATGAAATTGGCGATTGTTCATATTAGTGATTTTCATGTTAATGATAAAGATCAAATTATAAATGAAAAGATAGAAAAATTTTTAAATTCTCTAAATGTATTGAGTCATATCGATAAATATATTATTGCTTTTTCTGGAGATTTAGCATATTCAGGTGAAATTACTGAATATAAGAAATCTCGATATGTGATAGGAAAAATAATTGCGGGAATAAAAAAAAAAAATAATCAAAAATTTATTGATATGTTAATTGTACCTGGAAATCACGATTTAACTTTAACGAAAGAAGTAAGAGATAATATTATTATACAGGGTTATTATGATAAAAATTGTATAGAATCAATTGTTGAAAATGAAATAAAATTACTTGATAATTTTTATACTTATTCTCATGCGAATTTTAAAAAACCTAATGATAAGATTATTGATAAACGCTTTTGTAGATATAAGGATTATTGTATACAATTTAATTTGATTAATACGGCTTTGTTTTCTACACTTAATCCTGATGATAAGGAATTACATTATTTTCCTCAAGATAAAATGAACGTTTTAGATAAGGATGATGAGGCAAATTTATGTATAACAATAATGCATCATGGATGGGAATGGTTTAATCCTAGATATAAATCCAATTTAGAACATTCAATTCTGAGTAATTCGGAAATACTATTATTAGGTCATGACCATTATGCCGATACAAAAGCTATTTCAAATAAGGAAAGTTTTGAGACTTGGATATCGTGTGCAGGAGCAATGAATTTTTCTGAATTAAATTTTTCTGATTCATTTAATAGTATTATCATTAATACAGATGATAATACTTTTTGTGGCTATATATTTAATTGGAATTATAGAGAAAAAATATTTATACATGAACTGGTAATAGAAAATAAAAATCTTCTAAGTAAAACTAGAAAATTAAATCCATTGCAAAGTTATGTTAAGACAATGAAGGAAGATATTTATTACTATTCAAAAGATTTTACGCAATATTTTGTTTTTCCTAAGTTAATTAGCGAACATAAAAATGAATTTGGTAAATATGAAGAAATAAAAACGGGTGAAGCGTTACTTGAATATATTGATCAGAAAAAGAAAATATTAATTTTAGGAGAATCTAATTCTGGAAAATCAACTCTTCTTAAGTATCTGTATTTGGTTATGACCAAGGATAAGTTGCCATTGTTTCTTTTTATTGATTCTGCAACTAAAATTAATTCAAAAAATTTTATTAGACGATTATTTGAGGATCAATATGGTGATAACTCTATTTTATTTGAAAAATATCAACAAACAGAAAAAAATAAAAAAGTTTTAATTGTTGATGGATGGGAACAATTAAAAGAAGAAAATAAAAAACAATTGCAAAAAGTAATTGAAGTTAATTTTGATTTTATTATTTTTAGTGCAAATGAAGAACGAAAAAATATTGTAGAATTAGTTGAAAACGAAATTGTTAAAGCTGATTATTTTGAAGAATTAAGAATAAAACCTTTTTTTGCAGAAAAACGTAGTCAACTTGTGAAAAAAATATGTTTACTTAATAGTACATATACTAGTGAAGATGCAGACGGGGTAAATAAGCTAATTGATAGATTGGTTTATAATAATAGTAATTTGTTTTCATTAAATCCTGGATTTATTATTAGATATACAGATTACTTTACTAAAGAACATTATTGTGACTATACAAAAGGGGAGGCAATTTTTAGTCAAATATTTGAATATGAATTACATACTTCTATTATGAGAGTATCTAAAGATGCTGATATTAATCAGGATTTTATCGTGTTTGAAAAAATAGCAGGATATATGTATGAACACCGCAAAGACATTTTAAAGCAAGAGGAAGTACGAGATATTGTTGACAAATATAATGCACTCTATGGCATGAATGTATATTTAGCACAGATATTAAAAATTGGTGAACAAGCAAAATTGTTTAAAAACACGGAGGATTGTTCAATTTATTTTGTAAATAAAAATTATTTAGCATATTTTATAGCTAAGCATCTTTTAAGAGTTTTACAAGACGATAAGTCTACAGGTAATTTATTGATACAATATGCGCTTAAAAATATTTGCTTTGGTATTAATTCAGATATTATTTTATTTATTTCGTATTTGTCAGGTAATACAAAAATTGTAATGTTAATTGCTCAATATGCTGGCGAACTTCTTTATCCATGGAAGGAATTTAATTTAAATGAAAGCAATATATCATTTTTAAAACAGCGTAAGTTTGATCGAATAACAACTCCAACGCCAAAAGATCATGACAATATGAAACAAAACCAAGAGATTGCTGAAGAAAGAAAATATCAGGATTGTACTATTGAGGCAAAAGGATTATTTGAATATAATGAAAAAGATATTGATGAATATCCCTACAGACTTATTAGAGCTATTAAATATACGGAAATGATATGTAAAGCTTTACCTGCTTTTAATAGTAGCATCCTACTTGAGCAAAAAAAACATTTAGTTGAATTGATTTATTCATATCCACATAAAATTGTATTTGCTATGTTAGAACCTATTGATGAACAAATTGATATAATATGTGAGAAATTATTAAAAATTATTAAGAAAAAAAAGATTGAGAAAAAAGAAGGTGTTTTATATAATGAAGAAGATATACGTGAAATGTTTTCTCAATTTGGACTCTCAATGATATTGAATACATATGATCATTTTTCTGAACTTTGTACAAGTCAAAGAACAATTGAACTTTTGTTAACAAAAGAATATAAAGAACTGAATAAAAATATAGAAAGATTAATGATAGTTGAAAATTTAGGAGATACTGAAAAATTTATAAAAGAGGCGGAAAAGGTAATCAAAAATTTTGATGTTAAAGCTTATTATATAGTGGGACTTATCGCACGAAAACATTTGATGTGTAATCCACAATTGTCATATACTAAACGTCAACAAATAATAGACAAATTTTTTTTAGGAAAACACACAAAAACAAACTTATTAATGTCTTCTTTACAGAAAGAAAAAATATAATAGAAAGAATATCCTAATACACTTTTTAAAATAAGAACAAATGTTTGTATTGTAATTACTATCATGTTATACTAATACTAGACTAGTCAGAATCTATTATTATGAGGTGGTTGTAAACGAACGAGAAATTTTTAAATCAAATTATATGCGGTGATTCCATCGAATTGTTACAGCAGCTTGAAGATAATTCCGTGGATGCAGTTATTACAGATCCGCCATACTGTAGTGGTGGACAAACTGCAAATGTACGGGCACAAAGTCCGTCCAGCAAATATGAACAATCAGATAATAAAATTGTCCATCGTCCGGATTTTGTTGGTGATACCATGGATCAACGTTCATGGCTGCATTGGTGTATATTATGGATTACGGATTGTCAGCGGATTCTTAAGCCGGGTGGGTATTTTCTTATGTTTACTGATTGGCGACAAATGCCGACGGCTTCAGATGCGCTGCAAATGGGCGGCTTGATATGGCGTGGTATTGTAGCATGGAATAAAGGACTTGGGGCGAGAGCCCCGCACAAAGGCTATTTTCGACATCAATGTGAATACATTGTATGGGGCACGAATGGAAAGTGTCCTAAAGCTCAACATGCAGGACCGTATCCCGGCTGCTTTAATTTTCCAGTAAAACAAAAAGATAAGTTCCATTTGACCGGAAAGCCGACACCACTCATGGAAGAACTGGTACAAATTGTTCCGGAAAGGTCAGTTATTTTAGATCCATTTGCGGGAAGCGGTACGACGTGCGTGGCAGCCAAGAAACATAACCGGCAATATATTGGATTTGAGAAGACTGAAGTATATTATGATATTGCTGAGAAAAGAATAATGAATGCTATATAGCTAAAAGGCCCTATTTTAAATAGGACCTTTTTTGTGCATAATGCAAAAAATTTACAAAAGGTGTAGATAAGGGTGTAGATGAGCTGTTTTTTCCCGTATATACAAAAACAACCATGCCGCGCAAACGGCATGGTTATCATACTTTTTATGGTGGACCACCAGGGGCTCGAACCCTGGACACCCTGATTAAGAGCAAAGCAGAGGCTGTTTTTTTGTGTTCGTGTGTGTCTCTTATAGTGCATGGTTGACGCATTTCTTTAATTATATGAGATGGTTGTCAAATGCGCGTTTTAATGGTTTGCGGTAGAAACTGCGGTAGAAAGATTAGCATCTTTTTTTTCTGGTCGTGCAATTTTTTCCATGGCATCTGCGGTAATGGATGCCATTCTGTCAGTAACATGTTGATATAAATTTTGTGTTATCGTAGTGGATGAATGGCGTAATTGTCGGCTAACATATTTTATGTCAATATTAGATTCAAGTAATAATGTAGCAGCGGTATGGCGGAGATCATGAGCACGAATGACAGGTAGGAGGTCATCTGGGTGAGCATTATTATAGGTGTTAATTACTTTATGTACGACAAAGTAGATATAATGAACGTCATATGGGATACCTATATCATTTGATAAAATGAAATTGTCATCATGATAAGCCTGTCCGAGTTTTAGGTGATATGTCTCATATTGCAATTTTCGTTTATCTAATAATTCACATACATATTCTGGTAATTTAATGGTGTTCTCTGAGGCTTTTGTTTTAACTGTATCGAGCACATGCCAGCTTTTACCTGCCTTTTCACAATATTCGTATGCAGTAGTATCAAAACCGGTCATGTCTCGTCGGCAAAGGTTGTGTCGAATAAAAAGTTTTTCTGCGTTTTTATCATAATCTTGCCAACGAAGTCCACAGGATTCTGAGCCTCGAAGCCCACATAACATTCCTAATGAAATAATTAGATTATATAAAATCCCCATTTTTTCAGATTGGCGCAATAATAAGATAGCCTGATTTTGATCATAAGCCTGAGCTGGTGATTCGGTGTTTTTTGGTGCATCGGAAGAAAGTACTGGATTTTTGAATATAATGTCCCATTTAACGGCTTTATTTAATGCAGTTCTCAGCACTCTATAAATAATACGAACAGATGATGCAGATAGGCCATCATTCATCATTTTCTTGTACATCTTTGTTAAAGCAAAAGCTTTTAAATTATCAATTCGAACATTTCCGATATATTTATTGATTTTGGTGCAGCAATATTTATAATTTTCATAGGTTCCTAGTGCATGTGATGGTGGTTTTATAGATGTATCCAACCATTGATCTAAAAATTCGTGTATCGTGGGAGCAGTATTTCTGTCTAAAATTGATTCTCCACTATCACGAGCTACGATTAATCTATGTTCAAGGCGTTCTGCTTCTCGAATTCCTGTTCCGGCTTGATACCATTTTTTTTTCCATTTACCTGAAATACTTTTGTAATTGATGATAACATAATATTTTCCACTTTTTTGAGTTATCATAAAAATCAGCTCCTTTGAGTATGTGAAATAAAGGGCTGATATGATATACTTAGGAAGTAATCAGCCCATTTTAGCGAGTGGTGCGATTGCGTTTTCCCCTCATCATGTTGATAGCATGGTGAGGTTTTTCTGTCATACATCAGTTGAATTATCAGAATTGTCTTCCAAGGAACTCTCTTCTTCAGATGTTTTTGGTGTAAACTCAAGAAGTTTTATAGCTTTAATTTGTTTTTGGAGAAGTAAAATTTGATTATTTTTTTCTTCTTGTATTTCGGGAGGAGCCATAAGGGATGGATGTATTTCCATTCCTTTTTCTAATATTTTTACTAGATTTTCCATTGTACGAGTAAATTTTCCTAGTTCTCCTTCATCTAACTTTTTCAATTCATTGTTATTTATTTCTTTTATTGCTTTTTCACATAGAGCATGAAGAACCTGTTCTATATCTATGTTTGCTGATGTCTTAATTTTGATATCTTTTTCTAGAGATTGAAGGTCTAGATTAGCCTTTTTAGTTGTTATGTACTTATTAAATACATTATAAATATTATTTATAATTATATTAATTATAGCTATTATCTTCCCTGTCATTTTTATATATAACCATGAACACCCCGCTTCAACACCTACAAATTTAATGTTTCCTTCAATTTCGGGAACGGTTAATACTGCTGTGAAAAGTTTAGAAAAATTATCAGCTATATCACTTAAAGTCTTAAGATCTGATTCTTCTGGTAATTTTATGCAAATCATATCTTTATCCATTGTAGGCAAAATATTGTTTGCAAGCGATAATATTGCATTACATTCAATCTTCAATGTTGCTAATTCATTATTGAACTTATTGCAATTAGCATTTGCAACTACAGTTTGGTTAGATGTATGTATTGTGGAAATTTCGGGAATACTTGTTATTATATTAATGTGTTCTTTTAAACTGGGAATACGTTCTAGCTTATGTAATGCTATTAATACATTTGTTACGTTTTTTACCATACATAAATTGCTATCACGAGGAATGGGGTCAATTGATATAGATAATAAATCTTTATTTTCTTCAATAATTTTTTGAATTTCACTAAGTCTCATTGGATAAGAGCTCCTTTATTGTAAATTTGTAGGCATTAGTTATTAGTTATTTAATCTATTCAAGTAATCAATATTGGATGAGTTAAATTCAACAGATATCATTCCGTTGGCATAAGAAGATACTTCGTATGGCTGATATATCATATAAAAAATACCTTGCCCGACTAAATAATAGTCATTACTTATTCTAGTTGGTTGGTGCATTAGATAAATTTGCTTCCATTGCCAATTGTATGCAGGAAAAATTTGACTACCGGCTAGTCTTTTCCACTGATCAATACTGGCAATATTTACAAAATTAGATATTGGAATTCGATCTCCGGTGTCTTTATCATATACCAATCCATAATAATGTTCTTGTGGATGAGCACCCCCGCCATCTCTTAATTTAGTTAGTATAATGGATAAAGTATGATTATCTTCATATTTTACAGTGTAGGACAATTTTACTTTATACCAACCACTGTAATAATCAGCTTTTGTTTTTTCTACATAGCTAGCAATATCAGTATTGATTTTTTCTTGTGCATCCGCATTGTCTATATACACAAGAGGGTAGGATAATTGCATGTTAGTATCTTCTTGATATCCAGATTCGACAGAAGCAAAAACAGGAATAGCTAATAAAATAAATGTGAGTGTCATGAATAATTTTTTCATTAAATTATCTCCTCTTTATTATGATATTTAGTAGTTATTTTTTGCTTTTTTAAATTTAGTTCTAAATGTGTTTGTAATTCTTTGAATCATGCCTTCCTTATCTGAACGGGGTGCATTTAATCTCATGTCTTTATAATACATTACATCTTTTCCAGTTTTTGTATCAATAAGCCGAAAATCCATAAAAACATTTCCGAGTCCTTCATTTTGATTATATGCGTAAATATTCACATAAAGTACTGCATCATAATTTTTACGTATATATGTAATATAAGCAGAATTAAATTCAGTGCTTCCTGGTTTCAAGGTATCGGAATATAATGCTGTAAAAACATCACCGGCTTCATTCGCAGAGGACATGTTGCATATATCAGCAAAAGAATGGCTAATATAATTTGTATATTTTTGGGTTATATATGGATCTGATATATAGGCATAGCATTGGGGGGGTACTGTGGAGACGACACAAATTTTTTTTATATGAGTAAAATCATATTTATCATCTTTATAAAATGATTTGTCATCTTGAGCTGGAGAATTTCCTATAGATTGTCCAATTGAATACCCAATATTATACCAATCATCGGCGTATACATTACTAGATACAGTTACAAATAATAATAAAACAAAAATCATTACATAAAATGTTTTTTTCATAGACATGCCTCTTTATCAATTTCGCCAAATAACATAAAATGCATTTGCACTAATTATTTTATAACAGTTTAATATATATTCCCTAAAGGAAACAATGTTATTATACTGTTTCTTCTAATTAGTATCTTTCAATACACCTGCATAATAAAAAATGTGCTTCTCGATGGGTCATAATATCTTTATAACGAGGAGCTGCTTGAAGCAATCGTGGATCTATATCATAACTATATGACAATAAATAAAGTGCAAATATATTTGCCTCATATTCGCTACGGGCACGACAGTAATTTACTGTGTCCGTGTGGAAAGTATATCCAATAGTACCATGCATGAGTGCATGTCCTAATTCATGAGCAACAACAATAGGAATTTCTCGTTCATCTAGTTTATTATTCAGAACAAATGTTTTTCGGCGGAGTGGGTGGGTAAGGTATCCAAGAATATCATCAGGAAGAGAAGTATATACAATAGGAATTCGTAATATTTTAGCAATTTGCATGGGATTAGAGGTCCCCATTTTCCGTACAAGATTTTTAACACGTAATTTAATATTTTTTCGCAATAGACGACACCTACTTAGTTTTGTCGTCTATTTTGCGTTTGTTGGCACGTTTGGCAGCATAAAAGGCGACTTTTAACGACTGCATAACCATATCCTTTTCTTCTGGAGTTAGGTTGTATGTATCTCCGTCAAATATTACTTCTGATTGCTCTAAGTATTTTTTTAAATCCGCAGGCACCTTTTCTGATTTTTCTGGATTTACTTTTTCGGAGATAATAATTGTATCTAAGGGTGCATTTGTTGCATTAGCAATTGCTTTCAATGTAGAAACACTGGGGTTATAACGATTTTTTTCTATATCTCCGATATAGGAACGTGAGAGGTTTGTTAGTTTTGCTAATTCTACTTGAGTAAGTCCAGCTTTTTTACGAGCCTCTTTTATGTTTTCTCCAATAGTAGCCATTAATAATGCCTCCTTTTATTTGTACGGTTTTTCCGTCTATATATAAATTATAGTACATTTTTGACGGAAATACCATTGACAAAAAGACGGAAATACAATACAATAATCATTAAGAACGAAAATACAAGTAGGAAGGAGATTAATAATGAAGGAGATTGGAAAAATGTTAAAAAAAGCACGTGAAAATATTGGCAAGACTCAACAGCAAATTGCCGATGAAGCTGAAGTATCACGAGCTTATTATGCAGATGTTGAACGTGGTAGATATACTCCCAGCTTAAAACTTCTTTCTCGATTAGGTAATCTTTTAAATATCGATCTTAATTTTTTAAAAGAAAATGACGGAAATACAAGTATATAAAACATCGTGTAAAAAGGAGTAGACATATTTGATAACAGAAAAAATATAGAAAGTGAGGTGTGTTTTTCATGATTGTAGAAGGACAGATTTATTCAGCTAGAGGTGTGGCAAAGGAACTGCGTATAGCAACGACAACCGTATATGCCATGGCTAAAAACGGAAGAATTCCATGTTTTCAAGCAACGCCTCATAGTCAGCTTCGTTTTGCCGGTTGGCAGATTCGGGCATGGATTGACAGTATGGCCAAAGAAAAGGAGGTTAAACAAAATGGCAGTAAAACCGAAAGAGGACATCGTAATACCGTGGCACTTTAAGGGATATAACAACCCTAGGGAACCACCTAAAGCTATCTATTATATTGACGTGCAGCAAGCCTTGGAATCACAGCTAAGTTTGCAGTTAAAAATGCAATTAAATAAGTTAAAGGCAAAGTATTATGCGGTGTTAGTTGTATCGGCAGTAACAATTTTATTGCTTTGTAGAATTATTTATGATCTGACATAAAAAAAGCCGCCTTGGCAGAGGCGACTAAGAAAAATTAAATCTGTGAATAGTTTACCACGAAACAATAAATAGTTAAAGGGGGATTCAAAATGATGAATTGCACCATGTACAGAAACGATTTTAATAAAAGAATAGATCCAGACAGATTACCCAATAGTGCCATACAGCGGATAAGAGATTCGTATCCGGAACTATCCTATATCAGCGGACAGCTAGATGGTGTTGCAAAAGATATGAGAAATAATGCCGAAAATGATTACTCGAAATCCAGACTAAATGAATCGTTAACAAAACTTGAAGTGATTGTAGATGATATCCGTGCTGAAATGGACGAATTAGAAATTGCTCGACAAAGTGTATCAGCAGAATAGGAGAGGATGATCAGTATGGCCGTAAACGCATTGCCAACACTCGTGCCAATAGAACCTAAACTAATGAAAGCGGATTTAGTCTTTGATTGGAATCACGAGCAGGTCAAAAATTATTTGGTAGCCGTAACAGAAAAATATCATGGATTAGTGGTTACCGATGAAAATGAAGAGGATATGTCGAAAGCGCTGCGGGAAGTAGTTTCCCTGCGTACTGCGATTACTAAATTTCAAACTAAAGCAAAACACAAATTAAAAGAGCCGGTCAATACCTTGGAATTACAGGTAAAAGAGTTACTTCAGGTTGTTTCTGAAGTGGAAGTGCCGTTGCGTGAGCAGCTTAATAGGTATGAAGAACACAGACAAGCGGTTTTGTCCGAGCAAATCGCAGACGAAATAACAAATAAGGCAGCGGCTGCTGGTTTGCGTCAAACCTATTTAGAACAGTTTGTTAGTGATACCCGTTGGTATAACAAGACTTCCAAGTACAGCGAAACAACGATTGGCATTGATCGGGAAATCAGCAGATTAATGGAATTACAAAAAGCCGATGACGACAGAAAAAAATTATTGGAAGAACGGCTTGAAATGGCCAATGAATGGGTCAGCATGGCAAATGAAAAATACAGATTAAGTACTTCCATGAAATTGAGTGATGTTATTCCTGAATCATCTTTAAGCGAACGGACAATAACCGAGTTAAAGCAGTTGATATATGGCAAGGCGCAGACATTGCATGAGATAGAACAGCAAGCCATTGAACGTGCCGAACAAGAAAAATTAGCGCAGGAACAAGAATGGCATCGGGCATTAGAGGCAGAACAGGAAACCATCAATCAAAAAGAACCGCAGGAAGTCATACAAAAGGACAATTCCCCAATTGAAAATGAAGACGCGCTGCCTGTATGTAAAACCATGGTCATTAAAATATACGGAGTCCACGTTTCAGAAAGAGAGGATCAACTCATTTGTCAAATGATTGATGGGTTTGACCGGGTGTATGACGTAACGCTTGAAGAGTAAGAGGTGGGAAATATGGATAAAAAAATACCGCTTTTAACGGCAAATGACATTGAATGTCGGATACAAATGATTACCAAGAATAATAAAGCGTTGGTTTTACTGTATAAGAACGCCCGTGTAGATATGCGGGTTTTAGATGAAGTATTCGGGCCGATGAATTGGCAGCGGGAGCACCAAGTGGTAAATAACAATCTGTTCTGTACTATAGCAGTGTGGGACGAGAGCAAAAAAGCGTGGATATCTAAACAGGATGTCGGCGTTCCTTCACAGACAGAAGCAGAAAAAGGACAGGCAAGCGATGCATTTAAGCGTGCGGGTACCTGTTGGGGAATCGGCAGAGAATTATATGATGTTCCGCCTATCTTTATCTTACTGGATAAGACGGAAATAGTGCCACGGAGTAATGGAAAGACGACCTCCTATGCGAAATTCTACGTAAAAAGCATTCAGTATGATGAAACACTCCGGAAATTTACGGAACTTAGCATTGTAGACAGCAAAGGGAAAAGCAGGTATTCATTACAATCACCCGTGAAGTCGGCTGTAACGGTACCGAAGCAAAACGATGATAAAAGTATAGGAAAAGAAAATAAAACGCAAAGCAGCGGGGCTCAGGCTGAAAAACAGACGAATGATGTAACCTCGAATGCTGCCAATGATATAAAAATGCGGAATCATTACCTGATTGAAATTGTGAAGGCCGCGAATGTAAAAGAAATGGCAAACAGGCTGCCATCGATTATACAAGAAGAATACGGAGTTAACAGCATTAATAAATTAACCTTTGAACAGGCAAAAGAAATGTATGAAAATATTGATTTTATTCTCGATACGGCTATGGCGGAAGCCGAGGATAAAGAGGCAGTGAATAGGTAATGAAATTTACAGCAACAGTGCAGACGATAACAGGGGCATTAGGAACGGCCCTTGTTATTACGGCACCTAAATCTGAAGAGATAAACAAGTTTGACGGAAAGAAAAAATACAGCATTGAAATCAAGAAACCCTATCGGAAAAGATCCTTACAGGCGAATGCGTATTGTTGGGTGTTAACGCAGCGGATCGCTGAAAAGTTATCGCAGGACGGCAGCTATCACAGCAAAGAAGATGTATATCGTGCCTGTATTAAAGATTGCGGCCATTTTGTTCCGGTACCGGTGCGGGATGATGTTGTAGATGAATGGTGCCGGAGATGGGGAAGCAAAGGCTTGGGGTGGGTAAGTGAAGTTTTAGGCCCCTGCAAAAACACAAAGGGATATACCATTGTTGCCATGTATCACGGAAGCAGTACCTATACCGTAGAAGAAATGACAAGGTTAATTAATTGCTTGCTTGATGAAGCGCAGCGGTTAGGCGTAGCAACCGAACCACGGGAATATGTTGATGGCTTATTGCAGGAATGGGGCGAGCATGATGAGACTCAGCGGGAAAAAGCTAAGAAAACTGAACAATGATATCCACGATAGAGATCATCATCAGTGCATTGTCTGCGGAGTATATGTCCCGAATGGCATTAAATTCCATCATGAACGCAGCGGTCTTAAAAATGATTGTATCGAAGAAGGTGTAACGCTTTGCTATGCCTGTCATCAACAGCGGCATTTTGGGGCGGTCGCTAAAATAAGAAAAATTTGTCGTGACTATCTAACTAAATTGTATGGAGAACGCTGGCACGGCCGGAGGTAATATATGTCGACAAAAATAAGAGTTGAAAAAGTAAAAAATTTTACAATATTATCCAATAAACTATTGCAGGATAAACGCTTATCTTTTAAAGCGAAAGGATTATTGGCTTTTATGCTTAGTTTACCGCCTGATTGGGATTATTCCATAGAAGGGTTGGCGTATTGTTCTAAAGACGGGAAAAACAGCATTCGAACAGCTCTAAACGAACTGAAAGAATGTGGATATCTTGTTATGGAACGGGCTAGAGATGACAAGGGCCGTCTGGATGGAACCGAATATATTATCAGAGAAGAACCGGAACAGCCTATATTGGAAAATCAGACGCAGGCACCTATGTCCGAAAAACCTACGTTGGAAAATCCAATCGTGGAAAAACCTACGTTGGAAAATCGCACACAACAAAATACTAATATACAAAATACTAATATAACTAATAATAAAAATAATATATATATAAAGGGCGAGTGTGATACACCGGATTCATCAAAATCAAAGGTAATTGAACAGGTTGAAGAAGTTTGCGGTATAGAAAACCATCACGGTGAAATAACTGAGATTATCGATTATTTGAATGATAAGGTCGGAACACGGTATAAACCGAATACCCCTCTGACAGTGAAATTAATACGATCCAGAATGAAAGAAGGGTTTGCTGTCAGCGATTTTAAGTTTGTCATTGATAAGAAAGTTGCTGACTGGGCCGGAGACTGCAAAATGAGTAAGTATCTCCGTCCAGAAACACTCTTTAGTAATAAATTTGAAGGATATTTGAATCAAGTAAGTACAGGAAAAGAAGACAGCAAACAAGCTGCTATCGATGTTGTCAATGAACTGTATGACGAGATGGGAGAACAAAATGGAAACTAGGGATCAGCAGGTAGTGAAGGCTTTATCAGGATTACAGCTTGCTTATCGGGACAGCCTTTCAAAATCACAAATGAAGTTTTATGCAGATATGTTACGAGATATTCATCCCGTTGTTCTGGATAAGGCAATTAAGAAACTGATATGTACATCGAAATTTCTTCCCACGGTAGCAGAAATACGGGAAACGGCTGAAAAGATGATCACCAAGGTTAACGGGACCAGACAAAAAGATATGAACGAAGCTTGGGAAGAAGTGATGGAGCAAGTCAGAATTTGCTTTGTTTATCAAGCTCCGAAATTCTCTACTCCTGAAATAGCGGAAACAGTGAAAAGCATGGGGTGGCGGAATCTCTGCATGATGGAAACACGGCAAAGCAGTACATACAGGGCTCAATTTCGAGATACCTATAAAATTGCGTGTACCCGGCATAGCGAAAATGCTCTTGATAGAAAACTGGGAGTATATGAAATTCCGATATCGGCAACAAAAGAATCTAAATTACAGCGAATTGGTGAATGTATGGGAGGTCATGAGGATGACTAACAGAGAATTGCCAGACCGTATAAAAAATATTTTTAACAGCATTAAGACGGGTACATTCCGGAAAGAAATGCAAATGCGTCCGGAAGTAGTGGAATATGCAAAACGATGTTTCCCGGAACTGACAGAAAAGATGCTGCGTGATAACTATACTGAAATCGCCTTTGCCTATGACAATAATCAAGTACAGTACGTGAACTGGCAGGGAATGACAGGTACGCTTGTAACGCAGAAGGCAGTATTGGACATAGATCAGTTTACTGGCTGTATTGTGGCGGAAATCGAAGGCGAAAGCGTTCACCATGAATGAATTGCGAATTTTCGATGATAGGAGATTTTTAAGGAGGACTATGTATGAATACAGCAATTATAAGCGGAAATCTGGGACGAGATCCTGAACTGCGGTTTACGGCAAACGGCAAAGCCGTGGCAAGCTTTAGTGTGGCTGCTGCATCAAACTACGTGAAATCCAATGGGGAAGGGACAGAAATAACGGATTGGCTGAATGTGGTATGTTGGGGCAAGCTTGCTGAATCGGTGGGGAATATGTTGACTAAGGGTGACAACGTATTAGTAAAAGGTAGAATCAGTACCCGATCCTATGAGGCGAAAGATGGTACAAAACGCTACGTAACTGAAATTATTGCAGATTATGTCAGCCGAAATATAACGAATGATGAAAAAATACAAAAAAATGACAGTAGTTTTGATCACTACGGGTCTGATGTAAATGAAGAAGAAATCCCATTTTAGTAAAGGTGGTACTCATAAATAATTATGAAAACTACAAAGAAAACGAGTTGTAAATGTGGGTATAGTGCCTGTTTAGAAGTAAATAGTAGCAACGGCATTACGATATATCGTCTGGTATGTCACCACTGCGGACGTACCGGCGGATGGTCTACCACAAAGGACGGGGCAGTAAATTTATTTAACGATGATGATATTGCTAGGAAGGTGAAGGGAAATGTGGATTTTAACACAAGATGGAAACATTGTAAATCTGGATAAGAGCATAGCGGTTGAAATTCATAATAATGAGATATTTTCTTATTGCGGATATGATTCATTAGAACATGATTACCTGTTTGATATGCTTGGAAAATACAAAGATCCAGAAAAAGTACGGGATGCTATATATCAGGCTATTGCAGAGGGGAAAAGAACATGGACTATGCCAATGGATGGTGAAAATAATGGGGTTAAATAGAACGGATGAATACATCATCAACATAAATAAAAGACAAGATACGTGGTTTGTCTTCACATATCTTGTCTTACAGCAGAGTTTCATTGGAAGATTAGCAGGTGTGGAACTTTTGATTTGTCATAATTTGGAAGTTTTTGCATGAATGGAACTCTGCTTGGCTCCATTATAGTACAAAATATTTAAAAGAAAAGTAGATAGTTAGTAAATTTTTGTATATATAAATAACAGTTAAAGGAGTAATTAGAAAGTGAATCAACCGTATACATTTACAATTACAGGTCGTCCGATAACTAAAAAGAACAGTATGAGGCGGACAAAAAATAGTTTGATGCAAAGTAAGCAGTATGCAGCATATGAAGAATCGGCTTTATGGCAATTAAAAGTCAGGCATAAAGAAAATACAATTGACTGCCCTGTCATTATGACAGCGTTGTATTATATGCCAAATCGAAAGTCATGGCCGGACTTGATAGGATTGCTACAGGCAACGTGTGACATATTGGAAAAAGCGGCGATCCTTGCAAATGACAGACTGGTTGTTGGTTTTGGTGACAGCCGGATAGCAGGGATAGACAAGCAGAATCCTCATGTAGATATTGGGATAGAAATTGTGCCAACGGATGGCATTGCCTATACGCTTGATCCATACGTGCTTAAAAATATGCGTCGGGCATAAGAGTATCCTATTGATTTAGTGGGAGGGGAAACAATGAAAAAAGAAACCATAGATGAATATATCATTAGAAAAGATAAATGGAGTATTTGCAAGAAGCATTTTTTTAAGAAGTTTGGCCGTAAATGTGAATTCGCTGCTAGAAAATGTAATAAACGGACATGTACTGATTTACAGTATGATGATTGTTTGGAACGTGTAAGTGCATTAAATATTGCTAGATCCAGAGCGGCTGCTGAATGGCACAAACGTGGATGGAATAAGATATGGCGTAGAAAGCAAGCCGGTACATTCAGACCACGGCAGATGATCCGATGTTGGAAATGGGAACATATCCGTCTTAGTTCATTTTGTTTACGATGCAAGATAAAAGAGGAAGAGCTGTGTTCTATTGAAAATAATAAGGGGATTATTAGAAATTCCAAATGCATTCATCCGTTATAAAAAAGAGGTAAATAAATGAAACAGGATCAGGTATTTGATTTAATCTGCTCATTGGTGGATGGAGATAAACAAAAAATAGATATTGGATTTAACCGAATGATCAGTGAGTTAGGAAATACAAATGGTGCGTATCGGTTACAACGCATATATGATTCTTATAAAAATAATACCGGCAAATTAATTGAACTTCCGCAGGCATTAAAACCGTTTGTTTGTGAGACCTATAAAGAAGTTTCCATGGATAATCTATTACTGAACGATACGATCATTGAGTTTTTGGAAAACATCCGTAAAGAATGGTCCTATCGCAAAGAACTCCGGGAACAGGGATTAACAAATAGTAACAGGGTGTTGTTAGTTGGACCGCCGGGCAACGGTAAGACCAGTTTTGCCATTGCCTTAGCCGGATATTTAGGGATTACACCGTATATTGCCATCACAAATGAGTTAATCGATTCGCATTTAGGGGAGTCTGAAAAGAACGTGATAAATTTAATCCAGAATATTCCTTCGCAGGGGCTTTTATTTCTGGATGAATTTGATACGTTGGGTACATCAAGGACAGATGATACAGCCTCAAGCGGGCGAGCTTACAACAATATTGTTAATAGTCTGTTAATGAGCTTAGACCGATTGCCTGAAGACGTTGTATTTGTAGCAGCTACCAATCGTGATGATTTATTGGATAGTGCAGTACATCGTAGGTTTGATGTAGTGCTTTCATTCCCAGATCCGACAATAGAGCAAAAAGAAATGTATGTTGAAAAGTATATGAAGCGAAAAGCGATACAGTTACCCTTTGATAAGGAAAAGATAGAACAATGTACGTCTTACAGCGATTTAGAACATGAGGCTGTTAGATTACATAAACAGTGTATTTTAAGCGGGTTATTGTAGGAGGCAGCTAATGAAAAATACTATAAAAAAGAGTGCTAAAACCATAACAGGATCATCTAAACAGTGTAAGGATTGTAATTGTACTGATTGTCATAATACGGCATGCAGGAAGCATAGCTGCTCATTTTGTGGCAAGAAGGGGCAATGGTTCCCATTACAAGAAAAATGTAAACATGTGTGCTAAAGGAGTGATATCCCTTGATAAAAAAAGGACAGCGGACGCGAAAAGATCCCAAGAAACAAACAATACAATTTATATTCTATCATGAACAGGTACTTAAACGGGCTGTCCGGGAAGCGCGAGAAGAATCACTCAGTACAGCGGGGCATACAGATGGTTCAGGTAGTCAGGCTTTTGTTTCTGATCCTACTGCAGTGCAAGGTATTAAATTAGCGACGGAATTAAAATCTGTAACACTTCGGAATGGAATTGTGATTGATAATCCCGGAAAGTGGATTAAAGTAATTGACGCTACGTATGATGGCTTGGATGATGTTAGTCGCAAAGCCGTAAAAATGAGGTATGAAGGCAGCCATTGGCGACGAATATGTAATAAGCTGAATATGGGACGGACAATGTATTACAAAATTCTAGAAAAGGCGGATAACCATGCGATCGAGATTGCAATTGATTTGGGACTGATTCATGTGGTGTGAGTTGTTGTGCTACAATATCAATAAACTCTTATTGGTAGGATAAGGTTAATTCGTATGATTATGGATATAAAATATTGAAAAATACAAAATGACTACCTTAAAATCAATTTTTGGTGGTCGCTTTGTTGTTTATTATTAAGTGTAAATTAAGCAGTTGACCAATATTCTTTTGAGAAATAACTTATATATAAACAATTATCGAATAATAATTAAAATGGTATAGGGAATTTTGTATGAATAAAAAAATAATATATAAGCGAATTGATGCAGCAGTATGATACGCGCTGTTAAAATTTATTTACACAAAAATCTTGATACACCCGTTTTACTTATATAAATGGAAATAATTTTATAGCTTAATCTAAAATGTAATAACATTTGCACTAGTACCTGATCGAGCCGTCAAAAAGATACTGCGAGACCGTGGCCCATATGATATAATAAAAACATACAGAAATTGTTGCGGAAGGGTTGTTTGAGCATGACAAAAAATACTACAGATTGGGATTTGAAAACTTTCAAAAATCTCATTGATAATCTCCATGACGAAATCATGATTTTTGATAACAACTACAAATTAGTTTATCTCAACAAAGCTAGTCTCCGTCACTACGGACTGCCGCCGGAACATTTTATCGGCCAGAATTTTTCCGTGTTAGATAACACTTTTTGGGGTAATTCCACACTGCCTATAGTGTACAGAGAGAAAAAAACTATAACCCGCCGACAGATCACGAATCTTGGCGCCGACATTATTACTATTTCTGTTCCCATCATGGATAAAGATAAAAATATCCAATATGTAGTCATGAACGTCAATGACTTGTATACTATCAACGAGTTAAATGATAGCGAAAAGAAATCCATTGATGTTACTTATCCTAAAACTTCAAAGGGTGACTATATTTACAGTAGTAAAGTCATGGAAAAAATCATGTCCATGGTCGGACAATTGGCGGCTTACGATATGCCCTGCCTGATCATGGGTGAAACCGGTACTGGTAAGAGCTTGTTAGCCAAATATATGCATAACATCAGTCTCCGCAAGGATAAACCGTTTGTCAGCCTAAATTGTGCCTGTATCAATCCGAACCTCATAGAGTCGGAGCTGTTCGGTTACAAGTCTGGTTCTTTTACTGGAGCTGACAAACAAGGAAAAAAGGGTCTGTTGGAAATCGCCGATGGTGGTACCCTGTTCATGGATGAAGTATCGGAGATTCCCATGGAATTGCAAAGCAAGTTCCTACAAGTCCTGCAGGATCAGGAATTTATCCCCGTGGGTGGACATAAGCCGGTCACCGTCAATGTCAAAATTATTGCTGCTACCAATTGCAATCTTCAAAAACTAGTTGCGACAAAGAATTTCCGTCAGGATCTTTATTACCGCCTGAATGCTTTTGAAATCGTCCTGCCACCACTCCGGGAAAGACCCGATGACATTAAGGCGTTGTCCTATTTTTTCCTGAATAAATACAATAAGAAATTTAAACGCAATCAACTTATTACGGAGGAAACACTCAGCGTGCTGATGAATTATTCTTGGCCGGGTAATATACGCGAGCTGGATCATATCATCCAAAAAATGGTAGTCCTGTCTACAGATAGCCATGAGTTACTACCCCAAGACTTGCCAAAGAATCTTTTTAAATTTTTTTCTACGGAGCAAATAGTTAAAGAAGATACATCGCTTGACGATTTACTAGCCGATTACGAAAGCCGAATCATCCATGATGCTTACAACAAATACCAAACCAGTACTCATGTAGCCAAGGCCCTGAAAATCAGTCAACCAAAGGCTTACCGTCTCATCAAGAAATATATCAAGGATACTGAATAACAAAAAAGAAGCCTATTTGTACAGATAAGGCTTCTTTTTTCATGCGTTCATGACATGTTTCGTTTTTATTCCACAGGTTTGATGTCTTCGCTCTTTGCAGCTACTTTCTTTGTATCCAAGATTTCACCATAGTCTTCGTGAAGCCATTTCATAAAGGACAGTACCATCATTACCATAACTGCAATCAACGGTAATGCCAAGATAATTGAGGACAGCTGTACGGACTGTAATCCGCCGGTAGTGAGCAAGCCAGCGGCGTAAACGCCGAGCAAGATAGCCCAAAGAGTGCTGACTTTGTTATTTGGTTCTTCACTACTACCGATATCCTTGGATACCTGAGAAGATAGTGTATACGCAGAGGAACTGATCGTGCCACTCAGAAAAACCAAGCACATGACAGCAAATACCGGAATGATTAACGTTTCTGCCATTGGCAAGGTGCCCAAGATAGCAACGATAGTGCCATCTGGTGTCATGGTTTTAACAATCTGAGAGATGTTTAAGACATCCGTAATCTGGAGATTGATGGAATAACCACCCCAGACAGCGAAGAATACCCAGCAACCCAGGCTACCGAAAAAGAGTTCACCGAAAACTAATTCCCTGATTGTACGTCCCTTGGAAATCTGGGCTACGAAGAGTCCCATCATCGGTGAGTAAGCAATCCACCAAGCCCAATAAAAAACGGTCCAGCTTTCGGTAAATCCCGTATGAGCAATGGGATCGGTAAAAAGACTCATGCGAATAAAGTTCGTGGCCATGAGGCCGATGCTGTTGACCCAGGTGTTGAGAATAAAGATAGTCGGCCCGGCGATGAAGACAAAGGCTAACAGAAAATAAGCCAAATATGTCTTAATGTCGTAAAGCTTGGAAATACCTTTCTTCAGTCCAAAGAAGACCGTGACACAAACGAGAGCCACAAAAGCAACAAGGACTACTAGCTGCAGATACAGGCTCTGTTCCAAGCCCATGAAATGGGCGACCAAAGCAGATACGAGTGGTACAGCCAGACCTAACGATGTTCCAACACCACCAATCATGCCGAAAATAACTAGGATGTCAATAATTTTACCAATAATACCGTCAGCTTTGGAACCAAGTACTCCCTTGCAGGCCGTGCTGAAACGCAACGTTCGCAACTTCTTGACATGGAGTGCATAAGCAATGGGAAAGGCCGGTAAGGCATAAATAGCCCACGGGGTAATGCCCCAATGGAACTGACCAAGCATACCGGCCCATTCGGCGGCATCCGTGCTGTTCGGCAAGATTCCGAGGGGGGGGGCACTTATATAATAGGCAGGTTCAATAAAGGCCCAGCGAGCGATAGCAATACCGATGCCGGCGCAGAACATCATGATGCCCCATTTATATGTAGAGAATTCCGGTTTGTCATCAGGTCCTCCAAATTTGATACTACCCCATTTGCTCAGACCGAGCCAGAGCAGAAACGTGACACAGAAAAAACCATAAAGCAGGAAGATAAACTTAAAGTTTCCCGTAACACCCTTAAAAAGTGCATTGACGATGTCCGCACCTTCTTCTTTAAAGAGTACGAGTGGCAGGGAGATCAGCAACGTAACAAGAATTGCCGGAAGCATTAATGCATAGTCTATATTACCCTTTGTGTTTTTCATTAATTTCATCTCCTTATACAATATTTTTACTGTGGAAATCGACTAACTCCGCATCAGTATAGCCTAATTCTCGCAACACTTCATCCGTATGTTCACCTAACAGCGGTGAAGGAATATTTGTTACCGGTGGATTTTTGGAAAGCTTGATAGGATTGCCAACCAGTTTGATCGGTCCGAGTCCAGGATCTTTCAAGCTGATGACCATATCACGAGCTTTTAGTTGGGAGTCTTCAAAGGATTCGGCAATATTGATGACACCTGCTGCGGCAATGCCTGCCGGAGTCAGTAGGTCCACAATTTCACGACGTGTTTTGTCTTCAATGGCCGTTTCAATGATTTTCTTCAGCTCTGCTACATTAGCCAGGCGCCGATCATTCGTAACAAACCGGTTATCATTGGCGATGGTAAGATTCAAAGCTTCGCAGAAGGGCATCCACATGACTTCCTTCTTTACAGAAATGGCGATGTAACCATCAGCACATTTATAGATATCGCCCGGCGCGTAGTAGGGGTTCACATTACCGATACGGGAAATCTTTTTTGCGAAATTAGCATATTCCAGAACCGGATATTCTGCCATAGAAACAAGCGAGCCCAGCATAGAAACGTCGACACGCTGGCCCTTGCCGGTCTTGAGTTTGTTATAATACGCCAATAGAACACCGACCAACAACATTAAACCACTGTAGCTATCGCCGATAGCTGGTCCGATTTTTGTCGGTGTCTTGTCGGGGAAGCCGGTCATGTCCATAATGCCGGCCATGGCCTGAATAACATTGTCATAAGCTGCAAATTTAGCATATTTACCAAAGCGGCCAAAGCCGTTGATAGCTGCAAAGATGACTTCAGGATTAACTTGTTTGAGTTCATCATAGCCGAGACCGTATTTTTCTAAGGTACCGCTCTTAAAATTAGAAATGACAATGTCTGCATTTCTGACCAAGTCGAATACGATATTCTTGCCTTCTTTTGAAGTAAGATTCAATGTCAAGCTTCGTTTTCCTCTGTTAAAGGAAGAATAGTAAGCACTATAGCAATTTTTGAATGGTCCCCAAAGACGAGCTTGATCGCCTGTATCGGGTCGTTCTATTTTAATAACTTCAGCACCGAAGTCTCCTAATTCGAGTGAACAGTATGGACCTGCATAGGCATGTGTAAAGTCGATGACTTTTACTCCTTCTAATAATTTCATAGGTATCCTCCTAACAATGTTGATTTTCAACAAATTCTTTAATGGCATCTGCTGTATAGCCGAGGCCGTCCAATACTTCTTCTGTGTTTGCCCCAAGTTCCGGGCCATCACAGGAAATTTCTGCTGTGCTTCTACCTAATTCAAAAGGCAGGTTGGGTACACACATCTGTCCGAACTGTTTGCTTTCCAATTCACACATGAAATGATTAGCTTTCGTATTTGGGTGAGACATGATTTCACTGATATCAAAAACGGCGCTGCAGGGAATGCCTTCGACGCGGCATTTTTCTTCGATTTCACTTTTCGTGTAAATCATGGTTTCCTTTTCTACAAGGGGACGCAACTTGTTGAGATAATCATCGACACGACCTTCGTTGGTCTGGAAACGCGAATCTTCTTTCAAATGTTTCAGTTCCAGGGCATCACAAAATTTGAACCATTGGGCATCGGTGGCAATGCCGATAGCGATGAAACCGTCTTTTGTCTTGAACGTATCATAAGGAGCACAGGACGGGTCAAAATTACCCTTACGCGTATGGATTTCTCCGACTGTCGAATAAGCTGCCGGTGCTGCTTCAATACAGTTGAACAGTGAATCGACGAGAGAAACATCTAACTTTTGTCCGCCGCCATGGCGTTCCCTGTTGATTAAAGCCAGCATAATTCCGGCAGCTAGGTTGCCGGAAGCATAGTGTTCTCCAACAGAAGGTTCCAATTTGATGGGTTCCTGTCCAATGACACCGGTCATGTCCATGGCTACGCTCTTGGCCTGGGCCACAAGACTAGAGCCCGGGCGGTTCTTGTCGGGGCCGTTGTCACCAAACGTAGAATATTGCACGTAAATTAAATCTGGATTGATATCCTGCAAAATTTCATAACTCAGTCCGATAGTTTCCATGTAACCGGGTTGGAAGCTTTCTACAAAAACATCAATTTTTTTGACCAATTCCAGAATAATTGCATTTCCTACTCCGGAAGCAATATCCAACGCTACAGACTTCTTACCGCCATTTAGATAATTGAAATATAGACTCCGTCCGTCTTTCAGTGGTTCCCATTTCCGTGTCATATCACCGGCACCGGGTTTTTCCACCTTTATGACTTCAGCACCAAAGGCAGCTAAGTATTTTGTTGCCAAAGCAGGGGCGAGACCTGTTGATAAATCAAGTATTTTAATACCGTCTAAAAGTTTCATTCCATAACCTCCTCGATAATGATAGGTAATCAAAACATCATTGTTATATTTTTCACAAAGTTTTTTTATAAGAAATGTATTTGCCTGCACAGTTTATAGACAAATACATTTCTTACTTTGGAGGATTATTTCAACAAGGCACCGGCAATAACCATTTGCTGTACCTGTGTGGTACCTTCATAAATCTGAGTAATTTTCGCGTCACGCATATAGCGTTCTACTGGGTATTCACGGGTAAAGCCATAACCACCAAAAATTTGTACTGCATCTGTCGTAACTTGCATCGCTACATCTGAAGCAACCTTTTTGGCAATAGCTGCTGACATGGTATAGTTGGCACCAGTCGACATATCATACGCTGCCTTGTAGACTAGCCAACGGGCTGCTTCTACTTTAGCCTTCATATCTGCCAGCATAAAACTGATAGCTTGGAATTTAGCAATGGGTTTGCCGAACTGGATACGTTCCTTCGAGTATTTGATAGCATGATCCAAAGCGCCTTCGGCAATACCAAGTGCCTGAGAAGCGACCCCAACACGACCACCGTCGAGGGTCATCATAGCAATTTTGAAACCTTCGCCTTCCTTTCCGAGTAGGTTTTCTGCGGGAATCTGCATGTCCTGAAAAATAAGTTCACGTTGTACGGAACCATGAATACCCATCTTTACTTCTTGTTTACCGTAAGTAAAACCAGGTGTTCCTTTTTCTACAATAAAAGCACTTAAACCCTTGGAACCCTTGGATTTATCTGTTACAGCAAAAACCACGGTGATTTCTGCTTCGCCACCATTGGTGTTAAAAATTTTGGATCCGTTAAGGATGTAATGATCACCATCCTTAATCGCGGTTGTACTACCGTTGAGAGCATCCGTACCAGCATTCGGTTCAGTAAGGCCAAAAGCACCTAATTTGGTACCGCTTGCCAATGGTACTAAATATTTTTGTCGTTGTTCTTCCGTGCCAAATTTGTAAATTGGCCAAGAGCATAATGTCGTATGTACTTCTAAGCTGAGGCCGATGGAAGCATCGACCTTGCAGAGTTCTTCGCAAGCCATTGCCATGCTCAGATAATCAGCACCGACACCGCCATATTCTTCAGGAAAGGGTATTCCCAACATTCCCAATTCTCCTAATTCGTTTACCAAGGAGCGGTCAAAAACTTCTTGTTCATCCCGTTCATGTACTGTCGGCAACAGCCGTTTTTCGGCAAAGTCCTTCGCCAATTTCACAATATCTTGATTCATTTCGTCATAAACAAATTCCATAATATACCTCCTAATGATGTAATGGTGATTAAATTATTTCATGCGATAATATATATGCAATATTTATGCCAAATATTTTTATAGAAAAAATGCCTGTAATAAGGCATTTTTGTTTGTGTGCTATTCGTTTAAGAATAATCTATTCACTTTTGAATATATTCAAAAGTGAATAAGATACATGATAAATATGATTTTTAGTAATTATAAAATATATTTGAGATAAATAGTTTATTTTTATTCGCGGAATAAGAAGCTTCAAAAACTGTTATACTATATACAGTAGAATTATGTAAAACACTACTACAAGTAATGAGTTTGCATAGGTCTATGATTCAATGTCTCCTTTCTGGATAGCCGTCACTTGATACAGTGGCGGCTTTTGATTTAATTGAGGTGTTAATTCTTCGAACTTTATGATATTATCGTAATTGAGGTGATATCCTATGGAAGAAGAATGGCAAAGCGTAAAAACGGTTGAATATGACAGCTTTTTAGAATTTTATGAAGAAAATTTTATTGAACCTATAACCAACAAAAAGAATAGGACAGGCAAATGTCTTGAGTTTAATTATAAAGATTTTATTTTTAGAGGAATGCACGATGCTTCTTATGAATTAATTCCTTCATTTCACAGATGGTTTCGGAGTTCCCCTTATTATTCTTTGGTTTCAGGCAATTATCAGACAGCGTTTGAGAGTTGTTTTTTTAATGAATTTAAATTTTTAGAAGAATTTTATAAACAATGTAATTTTCAGGGATTACCTATACCTGGAGATATTAATCTTAGCAAATATCAATTTACTCAAATATATAGCAATAAAGAAATTTTAGAAACTATGACAAATACTGATTTAGAAAATATTAAGAAAAATGTTTTTGAAAATGTAATGGAAAAGGGTCAATGGGTTTCTGATATGTATTTGAATTTTGTTGCGTTAGCACAACATTATGGTTTGCCAACACGAATGTTGGATTGGACTTTTGATGTAAGAGTTGCTGCGTATTTTGCAACTCTTAAAAATTTAAAAAAAAGAACGAATAGATCGTATGTTATTTGGGCGTTGAATACAGCTGAAATTGGGACTCTTAGGTATAAAAAGATTAAAACACAACAAGATACTATCCCATTAGAATTTGTAGTTCCTCAGTATAGTCAAAATCCTAATATATGTGCACAAAAAGGTATTTTAACAACATGGCGGTTAAACTTATGTACCGATGAAGGAAAAGAAAGTTATGAGAATGAACTACGAGATACAAATAATGCAGCATTAGAAAAACTTATTTCAGATTATTGTAAAAACAGTTTTAATGATGACGACTGGAAAGGAATTGTTAAAAAGATGGATAATGAAGCCGTTTTATATAAATTCATATTCCCTAGTGAAGATATTAATTCAACTTTACGTTTTTTACGAGAACAAGATTATCTAACAGCACATTTATTTCCGGGGTATAAAGGTTGTGCAGATCAAAGTAAAAATTGGAAGGTATTAGGATTGTTATAATAGTTAATTTACAGCACTCAGCAATGGGTGCTTTTTTAGTACGTAAATTAGGTGATAGTATGGCAAAAGCAGGACGTAAAGGAAAATATGAAAAATGGCTGACGAATGAAGGGCTGTTGCGTATCCAAGGCTGGGCACGTGATGGACTGACGGATGAACAGATAGCCGAGAATATGCAGATTGGTGATCGGACATTTTATGAATGGAAGGTCAGATTTCCGCAGATAGCGCAGGTCCTAAAAGAATCCAAAGATGTAGCTGATCGGCAAGTAGAAAATGCATTACATAAAGCTGCCTGTGGTTGGGAATATGACGAAACAACGAAAGAACCAGATAAAGACGGCAAATTAGTGGTAACAAAGGTTGTACATAAAGTTGTGCAGCCTAATCCAACGGCACAGATATTCTGGCTTAAAAATCGTAAGCGGGATGAATGGCGTGATAAGCAGGAAACCGAGATTACCGGTAAAGATGGCGGCCCAATCAATGTATGCAATATGAGTGATGAGGATGCTGATAAGCGTATTGCGGAATTAGAATCAAAGCAAAAGCATTGATATTTTTGTGATTGTTGTATGTTTATACATTAATATACCTAGTATAACGGGATTGATAACATAAAGTTGTCAGTTCCGTTTTGTGTTTATACAAAGTGGTGGTTTTGATGGCACTAACTAAAAAGGAAAAAAATGAACTGCTGCAACTGCTTGAATGGCGAGAATGGAAGCATAACAAGACGGCTTTTATCCAAGAATGTTGTTTGACACGAGATGAAGCAGATGAAGGAAAAGTAAAACACTTTCCGGAGAAGGATTATCTCAAACGTGTTGATAAGATTATTACAGGAGAAAAAATAAGTATATTCCCGAAGAGTCGCCGGATGATGATGACTTGGAGATGCCTGGCTAATTTATTATATGCAGCAATGTTTAATCCGAATCTTGCTATATTCATTCAATCTAAGAAGTTTGAAGACAGCACATATCTTATGAGTGATGACCGATTATTATTTATGTACCATCATTTACCGATGCATCATTCATGGCCACAGATTATCCGGGCAACGAAAGATAAGCTCGGCTATGGATACATCCAATTCGACAATGGTACTACATTTATGGCCATCGCTGAAGGACCAGACCAGTTACGGCAGTATACAGCCTCTATTTTGTATGCTACTGAAATGGCATTCTGGGAAAAGGCAGAAAGCACATGGAACAGTTTCCGGCCTGTTATCCAAGGCGGAGGGAAAATTATCGTGGACAGCTCGGCTAATCCGGGCTTTTTTAAACGGTTAGTTACAGGGAAAATTAATGAACAGTCAGATGATAAGGAACTGGAATCACATGATGATTTAACAGGTGTTCATGAATATCGTAGAAATGGTGCTTATATTGCACGTATCCATTATACGGCTGATCCGATAAAGCGTGATCCTGTATGGATCGCTAATGAAAAAGCCGGTGCAACAACTGAAGGCTGGGAACGTGAATATGAAATCAATTGGAATGTGTCCATTAATCCGAAGTATTACCCAGAATTTTCCTATGAACGTCATGTAGCTAAAGAACCATTGAAACCGTTGGAAGGACGGCCATTAGAACGGACATGGGACTATGGACTTACACCGGCGACATTAATAGCGCAGCAGACGGCAAAAGGTCAGTTGTTAATACTGGATGAATTGCAGTCATTTGATTGTGGAATGAGAAATCATGCTAAAGCAGTACGGGCAGAAATGGGGACATTTTATTCAGGCTATGCCGCAAATGATACCGGTGATCCGGCAGGAAACCAACGCTCACAGGCAGATGAAAAGACGGCCAATGAATTATTGCAGAATGAATTTGGTATCTATGTATCGCCGGGGGCTATTACACAAACAGCACGGAGTGAAGCGGTGAGGTATTACCTAACGACACTTACATCAGATGGACAGCCAATGATGTTGATTGATCCATCGTGTACAAGGATTATTGAAGGATTCCAAGGCGGTTATCATCGTAAGGTTGTTGCAAATCGTATCTTAGATGAACCGGAAAAGAATGACTACAGTCATTTAATGGACTGTATCGGATATCTATGTGCGAAGATGTATGGCCAAAAGAATACCAATTGTTTTGATGAATGGAAAGCTAAAAGCCGTGGCCGGGTACGTAAAGCCGGTTGTATGTAAATATTATGTAAGGAGGTGATGATTATGCGTACACGCGAAGAAGATGAAAAAATTATTGATGGTTTAGTAAAAGATGTAGCTGCTTTAAAAGAAAGTATGGATAGTAACGAATCAGGGAAATCCACAGCTACAGCCAATGAAGGTACTCAACAGAATACCGAACCCAGTAAATAAGGAGTAATGAATTATGGCGAAACGTAAAAAAGTAAAAGGATTTAAGAACAATGCTGTGCTCATTGCACAACGTCAAGGAGTATCATTGAAAACGGCATCCGCAGAACTTGCCTCTGGTACCCGCAGGGCATCGGCAGGCGCCAGACGAAAAAATCCGGCATTGAATAAAGTCAGGGGAAAATAAAAAATGACAGAGCCTATTATAGAATTCACATCAATTAAGCAAGCCTATGACTGTTTACATGAATGGCAGAATAGATTGTTTTTAGATGATTGGATTATCAAATTAAATCTGTTGCCACGTATTCAAATGACGGATGATGATGCAGGTCATAACACATTTCAAATAACCAATAAGGCATCTGTTATTAGTATTTGCATTCCAGATGATGATGCTAAAAGCCGCATATCTAAATTCTGTCAGGAACTTATTTTAGTGCATGAATTATTACACCTTAAATATAATTTAGTTGATGCATCAAATCCTTCTTATGAAGAAGTATCCCTAATGCAGACGGAACACATGTTACTGGAACAAATGGCAAAGAGTCTAATTATGGCAAAATATAATTTACAGAGAGAATGGTTTATTAATTTTAAGGAGGATAAATAAATGGAACAGTATATTGGAACGAAAATCGTTCATGGTGAACACATGACAAAAGGAAATGCAGAAAAACATCTTGGACATCCCGTTGCAAGTGGTGAAGATAACAATGCCAATGGATATTTAGTTGAATATGAAGGTGGTTATCAATCATGGTCGCCAAGAGATGCGTTTGAAAATGCATATAAAAAAACAAATGGTATGACTTTTGGATTTGCTATTGAAGCGGTAAAACTTGGAAAGAAAGTTTGTCGTAAAGGTTGGAATGGTAAAGGACAGTATATTGAACTTGCTACTCACGTAAGTTATATGAATCCAGATAATAAAATGCAGAATGTAAATCATGATCAAATGGGTAATAAGGCTATAGCATTTGTAGGAACATCTGGTATCCAATTAGGCTGGCTTGCAAGTCAAGCAGACATGTTAGCAGATGATTGGCAATTTGCAAAATAAATTATAGCAATACCTTATTCATATAAACATTTGGTAACGGTTTAGCCTGTCGAGATATTAACGCATGGTATGTACGTTGATACAGTAGACGGTATTTAACGTGCCGATATAGGGGCAGTGGCATACACACTGTCCTTTTTTGTGGAAAGGTGACCGAGTTGGTTTAAGGTACTTGTTTTGAAAGCAAGAGAGCGAATTGCTCCATGGGTTCAAATCCCATCCTTTCCGCCATGTACTACGAAATCTTAATGAAAGGTGGTGAAAGTATGGAAGATATTAATAATTCGATAGCGCAGGCCGGTGACCAAGCACAAGGATTGATTCCTATGCAAATGCAATCAGATACACCGCCACAAATGCCGCAAAGCTTATTTGGACAAGGACAGCAGCCGTCATTATCTGACTGGTTGATGCAGCAAGCGGAACCAACAGATGAACCAGTGTCACTTGATACGCTTTCACAAGATGAAATTGACAAGATTATGACCTCTGTAAAAGATGGGATAGCGGTATCAAAGGAATACTATGAATCTGTTGTAGAACCGAAATTAATTGATCGTCAACGGTTAGTTAAGGCTGATCAAAAACTGTATAAGGAAAAATTCCCGCAGTTATCAGAGCGCAGTAAATTTGTCTCCTATGATATTGCTAATGTAATTGACTGGATTAAGCCATCATTAGTAGAAGTTTTTACGGGTAGTGAAAGTCCTGTTACGATTGCGGGCAATACCATTGAAAATGATGATACAGCAACAACATTGCAGCGGTTGATAGAGTATCAGCTCACACGTAAAAACAACTATACATCATTAATCAATGATGTTGTGACTGATGGTTTAGGTTTAAATCTTGGAGTATCAAAATGTTGGTGGAAGCGAGAAGAAAAGCGTGACCATTATAAAATGATGTTTAATATTGCCGACGTGCAGACTGCAATCATGCTGACGGAAGCGACTTTAAGCGGTGACATTGAGATTACCGATATATCTTCGATCAAAGATGCAGATGATCTGTATAAAGTCGAATTTGATCATGTAAAGCTTATCTCCAATTATCCGGTTGTTGAGTATGTTCCGCCGACAGAATTAAGATTTACGCCGGAAGAATCCAGTATTCAGCAGTGCAAGTTTGTTGCTCATCGTAAGATTGTCAAAGGTGATTATCTCAAACGGAAAGAAGCGGACGGCGACTTTAAAAATGTTGATGAAGCATTAGAAAAAACGGGAGATACAACTTATACAGCTGCCGATATATACAATAATCCAGTATTAACACAACCAAAGATGCAGGCCACAGACAGTGATAATGCTAGTAAAGATGTGGAATTATATGAATGCTATCTTAAAGTAGATTATAACGATGATGGTATTTATGAATATTTGATTGTACATTGTGTAGGAGATACGCCATTGTCTATTCAGACAAATGAGTTTGGCATTGCCCCTTTCTTTACCATTTCAGCCACACGGGATAACCGTCGTATTTTTCCGGAAGAAGGATTTGCAGAACAACTTGAACCGTTACAGGATCTTAAAACGGCACTCATACGGCAAATTATTATTAACGTTGCTAAGAATAATGACAGGCAGAGTTTTATCAACTATTCCAAAATTGATGCAGATGCTTTGTTTGCCGGTGAAGAATATGTACCAACAAAGGATGATCCATCAACCGTTATATATAGTGTACCGCAATACCAGATATCCGAAATGGCAATGTCAATGATTGAATACGCTGAAACGGAAGTAGAAAATCGTTCAGGCAGTACAAAGTATAATCAAGGTCTTGATGCTAATAGTTTGAATAAAACAGCTACGGGGCTTACTGCTATTCTTGGACAAAGTGATAAACGTATTAAACTTATGGCACGGCTGATAGCTGAAAGTTGGATTATTCCGATGGTGCGTTTCCTTATTCTGCTTAATCAAAAGTATGGCGAACCGGTACAGACTTTTCCTTATAAAGGGCAGAACTTATCTATTAGCAACAGTGATATGGATATGGATGTTGACTTAGTAATTAATGTTGGCGATGGCGCAGGAACAAAGGAAGCAAGGATACAGTCGTATATGGCTCTTCTTGCAAATGTATTTCCGACACTTGGCGCACAAGGCGTTGCTACACCAAACTCATATTATGAGGCAGGGTCGGCACTATTGGAAGAAATGGGATTGAAAAATACATCAGGTATTCTGCTTGATCCTTCAAGTGATGAAGCTAAACAGCAGCAGCAACAAGTACAACAACAGGCTGTTCAACTGGCGGCAATTAAATACCAAGCGCAATTAGAAGCACAGCTTGCCGTTGAACAGATGAAGAATGAAGGCAAACTTGCAGTTGCACAGACACCATCAGTCAGGGCAAATTTAGACGATTTACCGCCTAATACACAAATGCAGATTATGAATGCCAATGCAGCGACGAATGTTACACCAATGGATATCGCAGAAAAGGAGTTGCTTAAACGTGTTGGAACAATTCAAAACCCGCTTGGAACACCTACGGGACAAAACAGTGGGGCAGGGCCAAGCATACAAGGACAGCAACAGCCGCAAACAATATCTGGCGGGACTTCTCCAACAGGGACAACAAGCGGACAATCTTAAAAACTTTCTTGATGATTTTATGAAAATTCAAGAACGGGAAGCTCTTAATCTGTTTCCTAAAGTACAGTATCCAGAGCAATTGCAGGCACAATATAGGACAGCAATTGCTTTTTATAATTATATGATGAGCATTATAAAACTTGCCAAAAGCAAGAAAAATGATGCGGACTAGATTTTATTATGGGAAGGAGAAAAACAGGTGAAATTTGATTTTAATTTACAACGATTTGCAGAAGGTGGAGAAGCAACTCCATCCACTACCACGGGCGCCCCCGCAGGAACCCCGGCATCAGGAACGCCTAGTAATGAACCAGCTGCGTCACCAAAACAAACATCTACACCAGTGTCTGAGGAAAAACCAGCTCAACAGGTAAAGCTTTATATTGATCGTTCAGGGCATCGTCGAATTATTACGAGTGCTGCGGAACCAACGCATTCTACTGATGATGCAGCACAAGAAGAACAATCGGCAGCAAAACCGGCGGAGGTTACCGGCGAAGGTGATAAAGAAACATCATCAATAGAGGAAGAAACAGCAACGGAAACCCAAAAGGAATCCAATGAAGCTACTGTAGCCGATAAACCGGACGATACATCAGAGGAGAAACCGTCTGATACAAAGGATACAGAGGTTAAGTCGACCAATACGGAACCACTCATTAATACCCAGCCATATACTCTTGAACAGTTAAATATGGCAATCCAGATGGGAAATGTTAATGAAGGGCGTATTCCACCTCAATATCTCTATCAGTACAATCAGTATAAATCACAACAAACGCAACAGCAGCAAATGATGCAGACGCAGCAGGCACAATTGAAACAGCAACAGCAGAAACAGGCGGTGGAGCAGCAAAAACAATTATATGCCAAGATTGATACTATGGCTAAAGATGCTGCATTAAAACAGTTGGGGCTTACTGCAAAGGATCTTGAAATTGCTGAATATTCTGATGATGCAAATGAAAAGGAAAAAATCAGTCAATATCAAACAGCTCTTGAATGGAATAGGCAGCAGCTTATTAACGGTGTGCAAATGCAGCAGTATCAAAAACAACAGGCGCAGCAGTCGCAGAAAAGCGTTTATAACGATATTGCGACTTTTGTTACAGATGCCATGTCAAAAGAAAAAAACTTTGCTGCTATTAATCAGTTTATGAGTACATACTACAAAGCAATGCCATATCAAGATGCTCATATAATTGCGGATGCCGTAAATGCGATGAATGCCGGTACGATCAACCCGCAACAATGTAAAGTATTGCAAAAGTACTATGAAGACAGTCGTGTTGCTTGGTATGCAAAGAAAAATGATTTATCTACTACGCCTAAAAAAACACCTGTTCCAAAGGTTGAGAAACCGGGAACCGGTACAACATCAACGCCGAAAGCGTTTGACTTTAATAAATTACGTACTGTCGGAATCCGTGATCGGCGTGCCATGCTGCATAAATTTTGGTCTAAAGAACGAAAATAATTTTTTTAAACAAAGGAGAAAATAAAAATGCCAACAGATGTACAAAGAAACCTTGGTCCTTCCTCTTCGCAGTCAGTATCCTACGAAGCAATCGGACATTCAGAAGATTTAACACCGATACTGTATAATATTGATCCGGAACAAACCCTGTTCCTGCCGAAATTCGGTACAACAAAACCGGCAACTGAACTTGATTTTACTTGGATGACAAAAGGCCTTCGTCCACCTCAGGACAATGCTCATCTTGAAATGGAAGATTATGCCTTTGGCAAAGTCGGCAGCATTCAAGGTATGAGCAACAATATCCAGCGTTTCCAGAACTCCGGTTATGTAACCGATGATCAAAACCTGATGGCAAAGGCATATAACAATGAACATGGCTCTGATCTTGATGATGCCAAGTTTGATGCTATCCTTGGACAATCCAAAGATATTGAATATATGCTTGTTACCAGCAATAAAAAAGTGGCAGGAGATGCTACTACTCCGGCGCGGTCCGGTGGTGTTCCATTTTTTATGCAGCTTTCAAATGAAGCGGTTACGATTGATACTACTACGGGAATATTTACTGTTGCTGATACCCTACATTTACAAACGGGTGATGTTGTGTACTTTACGGCAGATAAAATACCGGGAGGATTGAAATCCGGATTAGTATACTACATCCGTACCGATGATACGAATCCAACCACCAAATTTACGATTTATAATACTATGCAGGGTGCTATTGAAAAAGATACAACGCAGCAGGTCATTCCTACTGATAGTGGTACAAAACCGTTTGTTGTAAAAAATAATGTTATTGCCCTTGACGGTAAAACAGATTTTACACTGGATGATATTAATAACGCAATGGAAATGGCGTTCCGTCGTGGAGGTAATCCTACCGAAATGTTTATTTCTGGCCGTAAATATCAGGCTTGGAATAAACTTGTTTTGGCACAGACTACTACGCAACGTAGTAAAGATAAAAGCATTAGTATGGTGGCGACGACTTATACAGGAGCATTTGGTACTATCAATGCTAATATCCATCCGCTCTATCCGGATAACCGTATTGATATTCTTGACATGCAGTACTGGGACAACCGATTCTTTACCAAAACCCATGAAGTACAGGGATTACCTAAAACTGGTACCTATGATAAGTTCGTTGTTGAAACAAAAATGGGACTTCAAGGTACGCAGCCAAAAGCGTCCTGCTCTATTATCAATATTCCACGGTAAGTTTTTAATCATTAAGAGGCATAGGAACATTGTTTTCTATGTCTCTATTTTTTTAAAGAAGGTGATGCAATGAAAGTAACAAAACAATCCCTTCATACCGAAAAAAACGGCACAGTGGTATTGCGAAATAAAATTGACTGTTCTGATGAGGTAAATAAGGTACGGGAATACAATGAAACAACAAATGGTTATTTTGGTGACAAAAACGGACGTTGTATGTTTATGGGCTGTATTCCCCCTGCTTTTTGGAATTTTGATCCATGGCTTATTACCGCACGGCGGGCGCAAAAAGAGGGAGATATGCGGACATACTTACGAAATTTGAAAAAGTTCTTTGATCTTCATCAAGCATTCAAAGTCAATCACAAACGTATTTATTGGCGGGGAACGGGGGCATTTTTATTATGATATCGGTTAAGGAGTTAATGAAACTTATCCGTTATAAGACAAAAGATAATAATGCTGTACAATTCAGTGACTATGATATTATTCAAGCACTGAATGAATGTATTCGATATGTAAACCAGTATTATGCACTAGCAAACAGTGATTTTTTGGAAAAGGCTGTTCATATCAGAGAAGATACGATTAACGCTCAAATTGATGCAGATAATGTTGCAAATAACACATCTGTACCGCATATAGACATGAGGATGACCGGTATAAACCTTCCTGATGATTTTATTGACATTGTTGCAATTGAACGGACATGGAATCGGGTACAGCTTGAACCGTGTCAATCCATTAGAGATCCACTTCCACATCAGTATAAAATAGTGGGTGGCAAGTTGTATGCAGGCGTGAAAGACCTTGATATGGTATATAATGCGGCTATTGCAGGCGTAAAAACAGAAACTGATAATGTTAATATTCCTGATATATTTAAAGATGCGTTATGTAAAATCAGTTGCACTATACTTGCAAATAATCCGAATGGAGATACTATGGCACAGGCTGTAGAGGATGTTTTGTCAAATATTGTTCCTAGGCGTAAATATACGAATGCGCATAGACAGATGCCGTTTTATTGTTAGAGGTGATTTATTATGAAAGTAACAGATGCAATAGCTCGAATAAAGTCATCTATTCATGATATCTCAAATGAATATACAGACGCTCAATACATTGATTTTTTAAATACGGCTGTCCAACAGGTAAGTTCATTACTCATTGCTGCCAGATGGCCAGCATTTATAAAGGAAACCACTGTGCGTGATGGGGATTCACTTCCTAAAAATTATATGTGCTGTGTTGGAACATACCCACTTCGTATGACCGATGGGACAGTAAAAATTATTGATGATGATTACGAAACCGTTCCCTTTCGTTATTTTGCTACACCTGATTTAATTGATGATACAACCATTGATCTTCCGTTTACTCATAGCGGGATCAATGATGTTGTTGTAATGGCAGCTACGTTATTGGCTGGTAACGATAACGAAATGGATATAACTCAAGATACAAGTATTATGCAGGCTTTGCAACAGGCTATTGCAAGTGGTATAAGTGGGACTACAAGCGGGTGATATGATGGCAGACGATATCAAAAAAATTGTCACATTCCCAAATTTGCCAACATCTATTAAGGGCGATGGACGATATGTTTTGTCGCTGTTGCGGAGTTATTTAAAGACTGTAAATGATCAGCTTAATCTTGCTAATGGATTTACGGCTGATGATGTAGATGCGAATAATAAAGGCGAATATGATATGCCTAAAAATCTCACTTTGACGTTTGACCGTTTAGGAGGATTATTATTATGGGATAGAATAAGCGATGAAAGTAAGCTTAAATGCTATGAAGTACGGATGGATTCTAATGTAGGGAATGCATATGGTCTGCTCATTCAGACGAAAGATAATGAAACGACTATTTTACCACCATCATATTCCAGTGTTGTTTATCTATTCGCTGTTAGTACAGAAGGAAAAACTTCAAATGGAATTAGTCTTCATTATACCAAGTCGCGTCCGAATGCGCCGACCAATATTTCTCTTACCAAGAACAATGAAGGCACGCTTATAACGTTTTTAGAGATACCTTCGGATTGTATTGGTGCCAACCTTTATATTGATGGTGTTAAATATCAAGCATTGGATAATGTAGTACTTTATCATAATCAGGATACTATTAGGACGCTTGAAATTGCTTATTATGATCAATTTGGAGAAGGTGAACGAGGTGCGTTATCCTGTTATGTTCCAACTGTGACAGGCTTTTATGTAGAAAAAAATGGTGCCGATTTGACATTTAGCTGGGATGCTTTGTCTCTTTATAATGTGAAGTACGTTGTAAAAGTAGGAACTACGCATGATTGGGAACAAGGGATTGAAATATTTTCAACTAAATTAAACAAACAGAATTATATATATCCAAACTCAGGGAATTGGTATTTCATGATCAAAGCCGTTGATGATCATAATAATTATTCATCTGATTGTGCATGGTACTTACTGTCTGCTGATGCAGAAATTAATAAGAATATCATATTTAATTTTGATCAGCAGGCACAAGGGTATAGCGGTAACAAAATAAACATGTATCTTGATAGTGATATGAATGGTCTGCGACTTGAAGAATCAGCTTTTAACGGTGAATATATTATGAATGTATCTTTACCACAAAAAATAAAAGCGCGGAACTGGATTGATAATAAAATTAATGCTGTTACAACGCAAATGATACGTATTTGTGATATGGACTTTTCTGTTGAAAGCTACGAAGCGGAACATATTCTTGTCTGTGGCATTATCGGTGATATAGACGGCGTACAGGTAAAGAAACAAATAGCACGATATATAGGAGCTGATTCAGACGATCTATTTAATGCAATTGTAGATGGCACGGCAGCAGCAAACGGAGGCTCACTGAATGAGAATATCAACATATCAATAGATGAGTGCCGGTATAACAAAGGAATATTCATAACGGATACAACCCAGTTATCGTATGATGTGTCGATTCCAGAACGGTTTAGCCTTGAATTTTGGATAAAGAAAAAAGTGTTGCTGCACGACTGTATCATCTTGGTACTTCGCGGCAGTCATACTCTTTATGTGGGGTATGATAAAAAACAAGATGCATTCTATTTGCGTGATGATGTTCATCCGGACATGCTCACGGTAAGTATTAAGACATTAGATAGGGACTGGTTATTTATCGGGATTTCACAGACGATAGATAGGCGGTCATTTTTTGTATATGGTCTGAGTTACGATGTCATGGGACAGGATTCATATGAAGTTTCTCCCTGTGGCAGTTTTACTCAATTATATTGTTATCCGAAGGAGTAAATAAAATGGAAAAAGATAAATTAAAAATAAAAGGCAGTATCAATGTAATGCTGCATAAAGCCAATGGTGATGTTATTGCAAGGCGCAGGGACAATTTGATTTTAACCGCCGGATTTGATTTTATTTGTGATGCATTGGCAGGTACTTCTCGGCCTGCTATTATGGCATATACCGCAGTAGGGACTGGTACAACAGCAGTAGAGGCAGGACAAACGGCACTTGTAACAGAACTGAAGCGTAAAGCGGCTGCCTATGCACATACAGCAGGAACGCATATCTTTACCCTTACGACAACGTTTGCAGCAGGAGAAGCAACAGGCGCAATCACGGAAGCGGGTATCTGTAATGCATCTTCCGGGGGTACATTCTTGGATCGCGTCACATTTGATGTTATCAATAAAGCTGCCGATGACACCATGACAACGACTTTCCAGTTTACTTTGTCATAATCATGAGTACGGATATTACGAGCGATCTGCATTACTATGCCGTTCAAGATTGTGCGTTCCTGCTGACGGATTCACAATGCAGTAAGCCGTTGCAAGATTTTGGATACGCTGATTATGCCATGAGAAATGCAGATGTCATGGGAATATCCGATACATATATAACCAATCATGGAAAAAATTCTTATGAAGTGATGCATTTTGCCGAAGGGTATGTCAGAAAACTTAGTATAGTACAAAAAGATGTTATCCGGATAGCTGAAACGTATTGGGATAATATTTTTTTTATTATCCATATAGTGGAGAACATTGGCGTAAACGAGTGTAGGTCTTATGATTTTAAGCATTTTTTGAAAGATGTAATTGCAGTTTCAGATGCAATCCGGAAAGTTTTTTATCCGGTTAAATTTGACTATCTTTCTATGGAAGATGTGTGTAGTTGGAAGTACATTCATTTTTTGTCAGAACATCTGAATATGGTAGATAGCATATGGAAAATGCTAAATTTTTTATGGGATGATTCTGTTAGAGTACAAGATACATCCCTTACTGATTTACAACAAATGGTTAGAGAAATATTTTCTATATCTATGTCGGATATATTGAAAAAATATATCCAATCTATCAAGACTGAATCTACAACCATATCAGATGTACATCAAACAACTTACAGAAATATGTATAAAGAAACAATGTTTTTTGCAGAAGCCTACAGGCGGTATATCAGTGCTGTAAAAAAAGAGAAATTTTGTATAACAGAAACGTACTGGGACAACATATCTTTTATCATTAGAATATTGGAAAACGTTACGATACGAGATACTGTAATGCAAAATTTACGTCATGTTATTGTTGTTCAGATGAAACTATTGGATGGCCTATCTAAGCGCATGGCTCCATCTAAAAAGGAAATATTTAATTTATCGGATACCATGGGCCGGGTGTGCAGCATATACCGCACATTTATGGAAGTCATGCAGACCATGGATGCTATTAGTCGTCAGATGGAACTTAGGAAGAATGACCGGATTGGTTTGAATAATCATAAATCGATTGCTCTTTTCCATCGAATTTGTGAGACTGTTTTGACCGCGGAGTCTTTTAACCGTGATATGAAATTCAGCCGTATTGTAAAAGAATTGGTAACGATTGGAGAAGCTCTTTCTAAATATCAAGGAAAAACCATGCCTGAATATTTCCTACTAGCGGATGCTTATGTTAGGGCTTGCAATGCTATTCTGGAAGCAATCCGGATATCAGGTAATGAACTGACATTGGAACAGTTCAAGAAAGACATCAATATCCCGTATACATTTGAAGAATTTACGGATTTCAATGTGGGTGATTATGAGTATGAAAAAGCGTTGATGCGGCTGCAAGTAATAAGCAATGCAACTCATTCACAGCCGATGTTATATGACGTGGCTCTTCATGTCGATGTTGATGATACTAATGACAGCGGCATTGTAGAAATAACGGATACCACATCGGCAACAAAGGTCTATTACAATAAGCACTACTATAACGCTCCGGAAGTGCAGGTTACGCTGCGTGGTGGCAGTGCATTTGCCATGCCGTCTATTATGAGTACCGATAAAATCGATGAAAAAGGCAGATATTTTGAAGTAGAACTGCTTGATAGTACGAGCAATAGAGTGACAGGCATCATTTCATGGGTATCGAAAGGATGGTGATTGAATGGCGCAAAATTTTTATTCGTTAGATGTGACAAAAGATGTAAAGACGGTCATACCACAGATGCAGACTAGTCTTGAAAGTGTGGCCAGTAATTTCAGTGGTGAGGTATTCCCTACAGCAAATCTATTTGTTGGGATGAAATGTTATCGTACAGATTTAAAAAATACGTATAAATGGGATGGTACAGATTGGCTGTTAGATTCACCTTCCTTTGCAACGGATGATGAGGCAAAGGCCGGAACGGTAGACGACAAAATCATGTCACCTGCCAGAGTGAAGACGGCAATAAGTAATGTAAAGGGAGTATCTAATGGATTGGCCACGCTTGATAATACGGGGAAGATTCCGACTGCACAAATCCCTCAATTGAGTTATGTACCGACTACATCTAAGGGGGCTGACAATGGAATTGCTTCATTAGATGCAGATAAAATTCTCGTGGAAAAAGCAAAATATGATGCAGCCGGTAATGTTATTACAGATACATATGCTACAAAAGATGGATTAACAAAGGCAATTGATGGCATGGCTGTATTTTCCGGGGCAACGGACACGACTGCTAGTAATAAGGGGTTAGTGCCTGTAGCTGCGGCAGGTGATCAAAAGAAATTCTTTAGGGGGGATGGAACTTGGAGCACAGCGGAAAGTGGATTGACTAAAGTTGTATATACCACACCGGGGACCTATACATGGACGTGTCCGGCAGGTATAACAATGATTTTAGTTACTGTTATAGGAGCTGGTGGGGGCGGTGCAGGGGGAGCTTATTTAAATAATACTACAGTATGTCCTAATGGTGGCGGTGGTGGAAATATTATCAGAGATTTTTCAATCCCTGTTACGCCAGGCACTGATTATGCTATTACGGTAGGGGCAGGCGGCAATGGGGGAGCTGCAACTAAAAATGGTGCACCCGGAATTAACTTAGGAAGTAACGGAGGGGCTTCGTCTTTCGGTTCTATTCTATATGCATCTGGGGGTATGGCTGATGGAACGGGAGCTTTGATATATGGGTATAGTGGTAATTCTCAGATAATTCTAAATAGTGGACAATCCCAAACTACAGGATCAGTCGGTGGACGAGGTGGTGGTTTGTTTGGTGGTTCTGCTGGAAATAATTCAACGCCTCCGGGGAATGGCGGATTAGGATCTGGTGGCGGGGGTGCCGCTGGAAAATATGATAATAATACACCATCTGTTAAAACAGGTGGCAATGGTGGACCGGGAATGGTATTACTTATGTATTAAGGATGTGCGCGGCATGGATGGAGTGTTGGTGAGGATTATAGGCGGGTATGAGTAAATATCGGAGGTGAGATATGGAAACCATATATTTAAAAATATTATATGTCGTATTAATAACAATCGTGCCTATAATGCTATCCGGTATTATAGGCATTTTGTATAAGTTGTATAAAGCAGTTGTTGCAATTAAACTCGGAACACAGGCAGTTCTCCGGGATGATTTATTGGGAAAATATCAGCATTACGTACTTGAGAAGAATTGGGCCCCTGATTATGAAAAACGTAATTTTGAAAACTTGTATAACCAGTATGAAAGCTTAGGACAAAATGGTGTCATGGAAGAAAAATATAAAGAAATGATGCGTCTTTCTGAGTTGCCGCCGAGGGAGGGATTACATGTTTCTTAAATTTGCACGATGGATACACCAAAATATAGCTGATATTTGCATGGTAATCGGTGTTTTTGGCGCGGTTGATGTGTTGTTTTCATGGACAGTCGGATATTGGTTAGAAGGGTTATACGGTATGAAATTTCCTATTGATAGTTGTTGGCAAGGGCTTACCGCTATGGGAGCGGGACTTGTCGGTTTGTTTACCCATTTAATTAATTCGGCACTTAATAGTCCTAGGGGAGTGTTTCCGGATATAAAACAACAAAATGGAGGTAATAATAAGTGAAATTAAGAGATGATTTACATGAACGTAATTGACATATCTGATTGGCAGGAAGGTCTTAATTTTGACGATTTACGAAATAACGGTGTAGATGGCGTTGTCATCAAAATTGAAGAAGGAAAGCAGGAAGACGCTGACTTTGAAACATTCTTGCAGGATGTAGAAAACGAAGACTTACCTTGGGGCGTATATCTGTTTACCCATGCTACGGTACCTGATGAAGCGGCACAGGAAGCTAATGACTTAGTCAGTTATTTGAATGGCAGAGTACCTCCGTTAGGTGTTTGGTACGATATTGAAGCAGACGAATGTTTTGCTGATGGCGTAGATACTACGGCATTATGCAGTGCGTTTATTTGTGCCGTCAATAACGCAGGGTTGAAGTGTGGTGTGTATGCCAGTGATGGTAAATTTGGTGATGCAACCAATGCAATTAATCCAAACTTATTAGCGGACTACGTTCCCTATTGGATTGCAGAATATGGAGTATCGCAATGTGATTTCCCGTCCCAATATCCGAACAAGCACATGGCGGCATGGCAGGATAGTGAAAGTGGGAATATTGACGGTACCAACGTGGATACGGATCAATGGAACGACGATCCGTCGTAATTTACATATTATATATAACATAGGAGGAAAATAATTATGGCAGAAGAAGTTAAACAAGAAACAGAACAGAATTTAGCAGCACCAGAAATTCAACCGGTAGTACAGACTACACCGGAAGAAAAAGTAAAACAGGATATTGTTAATATGAAACAACATTTGACTAACTTGGAACAGGATGATAAAGAGTTGTATGCGGACGAAATTAAATCTTTGAAGGCCAAAATTGCGGCATCGGAAGCCCAATTGCAGCAAGAAGCAAAAAACGTTGTGACTAATGTGGAAACCGCAGAAAAGACATTCCGGGAAAAATATGGCAATGAAATATTAAATATAATTGAAATTGTAGCTTTGGCTGTGATTATTTATCAGCGATATTAGATATGAAAAAGACCGGAGGGAGTATTTCCTTCCGGCCTATTTTGTATAATACAAAAAAATTATATTTATTTTTCATCTGCTACAAATTCAATTTTCATTTTCATACCCATACCGGCAGCGAGCCGCTTTAGGGTTCGTAAAGAAGGATTGGCATGTCCTCGTTCCAACTTACTAATATCGCTTTGCGCTATACCTGTTTTTTCAGCAAGGCGTTTTTGAGTAAAACCAGTACTTTTTCTGGCATTAATTAGGTACTGAATAATGGTAAACTCTGGATCTAATGCATCATATTCAGCTTTTAGTTCAGGATTTTGAAGTTGTTGAGATAAAAAATCATCGAATTTAGTCATTATTCAGACTCCTTTCTGTCGAGGTAATCAGTACGATAACGTTTTGCTTTATTAATTTCTGAAGAGGGTGTCTTTTGTGTTTTTTTGATAAACCCATTTGTAAGAATAATCAATTGATCTACGTAGAAAAAATACAATATACGAGAGGTATCAGAGGCAAACTTGATACGTAGCTCAAAAATACCATATCCGAGTGATTTAGATAAAGGTTCTCGTAGTTCGGGACCATTATCAGCTAAAAGTTTAATTGTGCGTAATACCTTAGCTCGCATTTTATTGTTAAGAGTTAAGATAAAATCTTTTGCTGGTTCTGTCCCGTTTTTTTTGTCATAAAAAATTACTTCAAAAGTTTGCATTGATTCACTACCTTGCATATTTTATATGGTAGATATTTCATAATTATTATATAGGATATATCCCATATTGTCAAAGATAATTTGAGAAGGAGTTTGTGATGTTGAATTTTATTAAGAAACATAAAAAAATAATTGTTTGTGTTGTCTGTGCTGTCGTTGTAGCTGTTTTACTGGGTATTGGCTTATACTTTTACCTGCATCATGAAAAAACGGTACAGGAAGCGCCTAAAGTGATGAAATACCCAGATACGACCAATCCGGGTAAATTAAAAAATACCCTAGATGTAGATGATGGTACGGCAAATCAATTGGTAAAACAAATTGAATATATTCATGATGGTGAAATTCCGCCAGAAACTATTTATTATGTAACTGCACCTACCTTAAAAAAAGCAGCTAACGATACGGCAGATGATATAAAAACAACAATGGATACAGGAAAAAACACGAAAAATTTGCCGACAGCAGCAGTTGAAAAAACGGACCGGACAGTGGTAACGGCTAATACGGAACAGCAGCAGGTGGATGTGTATAAGATAAATCTCAGAAACAACCATAAACTCAAGGGCGGAGTTCTGTATCACGATAATGGTTTATCGGTTGGAGCAGGATATCAAGCCGGAAAATGGGAAAGCATGGCATATGCTGGCCATGGAAAACCCGATTACGCGGTCAATTATACATGGAAAGAATGGTAGTGTGATGAAACGATTTAATAAGCATACCGTAACAAAAACAACGTTTGTAGGTTTAACGGGTGGTATTAATGTATCACAAGCGCCTGAGCAAATAGGAGATGCTGATATGCAGCAATGCATTAATTTTGTATATAGCCGAGATAGTAATCGTCTTACAGGACGTGATGGTATTGGAAAATTATATGCAATGGATGATAGTATTCGTGATATATGGTATGACGTTGATACAAATGTATTGTTATTATTTACGAATACCTTTAAAGCATATTCCTATGTGGTGGGGCAGACACCTACTTTTATCGGAGATTTAAATGGATCAGACAATCCTACGTGTGCAAAGTTTCAAGATAAAATATGGATAGCTTCTGGTGGTCATTTACAATATTATGATTATTCAGAAAAGGGACAATTAGGTACGGTAACATCAAGCCCTATATGTAATCTTGTATTCCAACGATTCTCCAGACTTGCGGTGTCCATGGATGGAACCGACGGATTTTATATTTCCGAGGTTGGCGATGGTACGTCATGGACAGAGGATACTAACATGTCAAATAAAGAACAATGGTTAGATGTTGGGTATGGTGATAGTGGGACTATTATTGGTATTGTTCCACTTGCTACTGACATTATTTTTCTTAAATCAAATGGAAAGATATATCAACTATCTGGGGATGCCGATCCCTCTAACTGGGAAGTAACGGAAATATCCTGCGATACTGACACTGTTGGTACAAACTGCGCTGTGAATATTGGTAATTCTGTTATATTCCTCTCTATTCGTGGATTAAAAACAATGGCAGCGGTAGAAGAATATGGAAACATTGCAACAAATGACATAGGAGATAAATTCAATAAACTCATTACCTCTAATATGTTTGAACCACGAGTTTTTCATTTAAAACGACATAGTATGCTGCTAATACGTTCAACCTCAGATTGGACGTATTTTGTTGCATATAACTATTTAGTAGGAGCTGCAACAATATTAAAATTTAATATTCCCATAGCCAGTATTTGTGAAACTTCCAATGATATACTGGTCGCTTCTAACAATAACATTTATAAGTGGAGTGACGAATATACAGATGACGATGGTAAAAAGATAGATTATGAAATTAAATTAAAATCTATTATTGGAGCGAATAAAGTATTATTGACATCTATTGATACTAAGTTTTCAGCTGATTATGCAGGTGAAGTAGAATTGATAGATGGCTCGCTGGATATAAAGGTGCCAAGCAATGATAGAAATAACGTTAAATGTTGTCATAGTGCAGATAACTTAGAATTAAACATTAAATCAGGTGATCGCTTCACCGTGGATTATGTTGCATTAGAGGTGGCGGATTTATGATACAAAAAAGCTTGAAAGACTGGATACAAGAATATGAAAAGGGAACAGGCAATAAATTTGAATGTTTGAAAGATTTTACACTGTGGTATTTACCTAATAGAGGATTTTGTCAATTTACAATGCTGCCAAATGAAAAGCTTATATTTATTCGAGACACATGTAATGATGCACATTTTTGGCGAGATACTATGGAATGCTTAGCACATCAATATGGATATGATTTTCTTATGACACTATGTATTCGTCATATACTGCCATACATTCGTTATTTTGGGTGGACTATTGAACAAAAATTTACCGTTAATGGATTTAAAAGATATATCTGTTCTGATCAAGAAAATCGAGAAATCGTTATTACTGCTAAATATGTTGGCGTACATGGAGAAATTTATTACTATGTGACGCAAGCAATGCACAAACAATATAAAAAATGGAAAACAGTTAATGGATAGGAGTTGATAATATGAGTAGCAAAGGTTCGAGTTCTACAACAGTACAGTCATATAAACCTACTGCTAATGAAGATGCATTGACTGGCAAAGAATTGGAGTATACAAATGCTGTTGAACCGAATGCATTAGCATTAAATACGAAAGCTGCAAATGTTTTATATAACTCTTTAGGTGATAGTAAAGTAGATTATAACAGCCTTCTGAATAATGCATTGGGACAAATTAATTCAGCACAAACAGGAGTAAATAACTTAGCTAATGGACAATTGCCTTCATCGTATCAAACAGCTATGGAAAACAGCATAAAATCCGGTGTTCAAAATAGTATGGGAAGTTTATTATCCAGTCTTGGTAATAAAGGAGTATTAAATAGTAGTGTTACTGATACCGGATTAAAAGGGATAAGTGATAGTGCAGCAAATACCATGGCACAGGAATATAACAATAACATCAATACCTTATCAAACCTTTACAGCCAACAAGTAAGCAATGCACAACAGCCGATTACAACAGCAGCATCAGCGCAGGAAGCAGCCCAAGAACCGGCTTTAAATTTGTGGAATGCTTCTTTGGGATTAAATGGAGCTACAACGGGTGCCTTATCTGCTTTATCAGGTAAAGGAACAACGACCTCTTCAGCAAATACCAGTGGCGGTAGTGGTTTATTTGGCGGTATTCTTGCCGGACTTGCAAATAATTCTGGTTTATTTTGTTTTCCGGGAGATACCAAAATCAAGACACCAAACGGGAATGTACGAATGGACAGTTTGAAGGTTGGGGATAAGGTAATCTGCCCTCATACAGATGGGACGGAAAGCACGGAAACAATCACAGGACTTATGCCTGCTACATATAATGATGTATACAATGTCATTACGGATGACGGAAAAAGTAAGCATTATGTAAGCGCAACATCTACGCAGCCATTCTTAGCGGCAGATGGTAATTTCGTTGAATTAGGGAAAATAAGTATTGGTCTTGCATTAAAAGGGGTAGGAAAGGTAATCAGTATTATTTATAGCGGGGAACGGAAGGTTTATGATATGGCTTTGACAGGTGCCAACAACTATTGTGCGGATGGATTTATTGCACAGGGTGGTTCAAACGCTATTTGGGGAGGTAACAACAATGCCTAATAACTATAAATTACAATATCCTGCAATTTCTCCTAGTAGTTTTAATGTTCCTAGTTTTGCTATGTATGCTTATAAAGACCCTATGTTTGCATTAGGTCAATTATTGGGAGAAGCATGGAACAATCAGTATAATCAACGGGGCGTTGATAAAGGAGTGGCAGCAACAAGTGGTTTAGATGATATGCATGGAAATGGAATATCAAATGATACACAGGCATTTTCAGCTCCACAATTGGAAAGTGGTGCGGGTGATAACGGACAGCAAGCAGCTGACTTTCAAAGCGCATTAGCGAATGATAAGAATAAATTGACATATGATCCTAATACACGGCAAATAACCTATCAGGCACCGGCATTTATTCCAGCATTGTATTCCAAAAACAATGCTATCAATTATGCGCATCCAACTAGTTTTGCAGATTTTGTTAATACAAATCAGGGAGATGTAAATGGTAGTGGCCTTATTGATATGAGCAAACTTGCGACTCTATCAGGAAATGATGCAAAGACACAGCCTGTATTGTCTAATGAAGGGGTAGATGGAACATCATCAGATACTTCAATACCAGCACCTTCTACAATAACGACAGATGGACAGATGCCTGATTTAAGTAATTTTATTAGTGGTGGAGTAACATCTGATTTATCAAAAAACACAGATTTACAACAACAAATTTCTGATCTTTCAGCTATAAATCATGCACCAACTGAATCACAACCGATAGCAACTGATAGCGGTTCTGCATATAAAAATAGTGGACCAATTACAAGTCAAGGTGGTCCGATAACGGAACAGCAACCGATAGCTTCAAATCAAAATGGAGTTATACAACCGTTAGGATCTCAACAACAATTATCGCCACAGCAGGCACAAAAAGCACAAACAATATTAAATGCGATGCAGTCAACTAATCAAACCAATACAAGTTCAACGCCTGCAACATCGGAAGTACAATTAAATCCACAAACAGGACAGCAGGTGTATCCGAATACTAAAGGTGATCCGCTTACGGCAGAACAACAAGCGGAAAAAGGCGATATTCCTATAATGGATAAAAATACGGCAGCAAATGCTATACAACAAAATAATGCAAATAATACTGCTGTAAACTCTCACTTTCAGGCAGGACAGCCGATTTCTGATATACAATATACGCCTCAACCATTCAGTTCTGCTAAGTGGGTAAGTGATGCTACTGCGAAAATGCATTCAATGGGAATGCCGCAAAACCAGATTGATGAAGTAATTAACCGATTAAAACCTGATGCTGATCTTAAAGAACAGCAATATGATCAATATATGTCCAATAAGATAGTACCGGCATATCAAGCTGCTGTTGCAAAAGGAGATTATCCAACTGCAAATGTTTTGGCTTCACAATTAATGCAGTATAATCCGACATTAGGTGCACAATATGTTAAGACAGGGCCAACAGCATTGAATTATTACAATACTAACGATGCTCGTCAGCGTGCAGAAACAGCACAGCAGTATAAACAATCAAATATGAAAATGCAGCATGGATATACTACGGAAGATATTTATAATAACGGAAAAGTTCGTGAGGCACTTCAGAATAATGCGCATCAAAATAAGCTGTCTGAAATGCAGACTGCACAGAATTTCCAATATGCATTAACAAAATTAAAGCTAGAAACCCAAGAAAAGCTTGGAATTATAAGAGCTAATAACAAAGGTAGTAATGGTGGTAATGGACAAACAATTAGTAATGCAATGTCCATCGTAAAAGCATATGATAATCCAGATACACCTGATGAGGAAAAAAAGGATTTAGCTGCTGCTTATGCACCGGCCAAAGATGTTATTGACAATTATGGACTAGTTCCTCTTACTAGCAACAATAATTATAATGATGCAATGGAATGGATAACAGATAGATTGGATAGAAATAAGGCATTAGGTAATCCTTATAGTAAAGATGCAATGCAAAATTTAATTAGTAACAATTTGGAACCGCATACGGCTCAATCAATTATAAATGATGTTAACTGGGATGATTATTTTTAGGAGGTCAACATGTCTTTTTATAGCGAATTAGAATCTGTTGTTGGAGATCCGGATAATATTAAACAAATACAATCTACTGATGATGGACAAGAAAATACATCGGAAGAATCACAAAATCAACCGGGGATATTTGATAATATAATTGGTAAAATTAAAAGCACATTAGATAATTGGCAATTACCGGATACATCAGATGTAGATGTAAGTGGATTCGATAATCCACAGCCAGCGAATGCTGCCGAAAGTGCGATTAGTAATGGTTTGGGGAATGTAAAACAAACAGTACAGGAATATCTTACTCCAGTACAAATAGGGAACGGTTATCAGCGTCCCCTGGACAGTGATGCAGATCCTTCTATGCCAAATTTACCCGAACAAGGCGGTGAATTTGGAACTGCAATGCCAGAAGAGAAACGAGCAGCTCAATCACAACAATCTGGAATAAATGAAACCTTAAATAGTATTGCACAAGCGGCAAAACAATATCTTACACCGGAACCGATAGGAAATGGCTATCAACGTCCTCTTGATAGTGATATAGACCCATCTATGCCTAATTTACCAGAAATGAATGGTGAACAAGGTACCGCAATGCCGGAAGAAGAAAGAACTGCACAATCTCAGCAATTTTATAGTGACCATCCTTATGCAACGGGGGTTTTAAAAGGTGCTGTATCGGGAGTTGGCAACATGCTTGCGGGCGCAGCCAATGATTTTGGATGGAGCGCGCCTTTAGAAGGAATGGATAGAGTAAATGCATCTATGCAACGACCAGAATTTAAAAGTTATACATCTATGGAATATTTCACTAATCCAATGGGACTCGCTTTTGATATAGGTGCAGGGCTTGGTTCGGCAGCCGCTATTGCCGGTACAGCTGCTCTATTTCCTGAAGCTGTCGTTGGAACGGGGACAGGTGCAATTACTAGAGGATTATCCCGAATTGGATTACAACGGGCAGCAACCAGTAAAGTAGGGCAAGAAATTATTACTAATTTTATTAAGACTTCTCCGGCTTCATTCCTTGATGCAGCGTCCCGTTACGGAAGTACTATTAATGATATGGTAAAAAATGGTGAATCACAAACTAATGCGCGTCTTAAAGCTTTTCCTGTATTTGTGAAAGCATTAGGTGTAGATATGGCAACTATTCCTGTTGAATATGCGGGTATGAAAGGTGCAACATTTGGGAATCTTACACCTACAGCAAGTGAAAGTATCGCACAACGTGCAGCACTTGCTGTACCTCGTGCTGTACCGGGACTTGCTGCAAACGCGGCAATTGGTGGTTTACAGCAAGTAGAACAGCAAGGAATTCAGAATAATGCAATGGGGCAACCGTCGGGCGATCTATGGAATCCGGATACATGGACACCTGATCAAGTAGCTTCTTTCTTCGGAGGTGCCTATGGTGGCGCAGCCATGGGTATTCCTGGCGGTGTTTTAAGTAGAATGGTGCCTAAAACGGATACTGTATCCGGGAATCAGACAATGCAGGATACACAAACAACGGTAAATCCAAATACCAATGAAACAGAAAACAGTCAATCAGCAACAGAGCCAATGTCTTCCATGGCAAATACTGATAATGGACAAATGAATAATGACCAAGCAACGAGGCCTGATTCATCTGTTGATGTTGATACATTATCTAAAGAAAATGAACTTTCAGATTATCTGGATAATATAGATCCAGAGTCAATAGGTGAAGATAATTATAATACAATGTTTGATGCTCTGCGCAGTGGGGACTCGAAACGTGTCAATACTGCCTATGATATGATGTCATCAATGCCAGAAGAAACATCTGAAAATGAAGAAGATATACCCATGGAATCTGTATCCGATAAAGAAAATAATTCTGACGATATTCCTGTAAGTTCTGATAATAGTAATGTCGGAATTATTGAACATGCTGCAAATAATGCAGGCATTGATCCAAAAGTAGCACTTGCAGTTGCAGCAGTTGAAACAGGCGGTGGAGATGTCAATGCTATAAAAATGTCTGATGGTGGGGGCATGTTTCAGATTGAACCAGATACAGATATTAATGATGGCAATGGTGGCCGGGCAAAAATTGCAGATTTATATCCAGACTATCAGACTGATCCGAAACAGAATGCAGAAGCAGGCATGGCAGTTTTGAAAGACAAAATAGCTAATGACGATGGTGATTTGTGGAAAGGTGTACAAGATTACAATGGTGGTGGCGATGACGAATATCTGAGTAAAGTACAAAATGCATATGATAATTTAGGCGGCACTGGTGAATTTGATACAGAGTCAAATGATGGCTTATCTGCCGGTACAGAAGCGTGGATTGGGCAATCAATGGAAAATGGTGCAAATGGGTGTGTTGAAGCTGTTGGCAAAATAGGTTCTTTTTATGATCCATTTTTAGCAGAAGAATCAAAGAAAGGGGTAGATAATGTAGATACCCTTGTAAAAGATGCTGGTGATAGAGTTGTTCCATTCAGCGAAGATAATTTACAAAAAGGCGACGTTATTGTATATGGCGATGATGACCATGTTGTTTTATACGATGGTGACGGTGGTTATATTGGTAATTCTACAAGTCAAGGTAAGATTATTCATGGCGATGATTATAATAAAATGGGTGGTCTGGAACCCACTAAAATTATTAAAACGTCTGATACTTCTGGAACATCAACCGATTCAATAAATTCTGATTCTACACAGGATAATATCATTAATCAATTTGATAAAGCATCTCGACAGGATGAACAAGCAGATCAAAAAGCAATGAATGATATTGTTAATGATGATACAATAGATCAGATCAGTAATGAAATGGCAAAAGAAGAAGCTGATATTCAGCGTCAGGAAAATAGTAATCCGGATGAAAAAAGTACTTTGGATGCAATGTTCAAAGGAGATCAAAATAATAGCCCATTCATCGATACACAGGAAAACATTGATACGCTGAAAAATATGTATGGTCCTCAAATTGATGCTATGACGGCACAACGGACGGCAGATTTAGTCCTAAATTCGTTGCCTGATAACTCGGATGAGGCACTGCGTGACAGTATTAAGATGGCGGGTATAAACGGAGATTTGGAAGCAATTAGGAATATTTTGCAGAATAATCCACAGATTGACTTAAAGAATGCTGATATGAATACGATTCCTATTCAAAATGTTCCCACGCCGTTAGATTTAGCTGATAATAATCAAGTGCCTGTCAATAATAAATTACGTCAAGCGGTACTTGAAAGCAAGCCTTTAGCAGTACAGACTTTGCAAGATAAATTAAAGAAAAGTCATGTGCCGGATAGTCAAATACAGAATGCATTAAAACAGCAGCAGGAAGATACACCGTCTTCTCTGCTGCAAAAATCAATAACGCCAAAGCCATTGGAAGAATCGACAAATGAACCTTTTGTACAAGATAATTATCTAAACAAAAAGGAACAATTAATGCAGCATGTACCAACAGGCAATGTCACAAGTGTTCATGCAAATACATTAGATAAAGGATTTAATGCAACATATAAACTGGTACCGTCAGGTGACCTGATAACTAGCAATCTGACGGATTATTCTATTAATCCTAAATATCCAATTGAACTGCAACCGAGAGATCGGCAGCGTGGTGAAATGCGCAATCAAGTTGAAAAGATGGCACGGACTATTAAACCTGAATTGCTGTCGGACAGTCAATTTGTTAATCAAGGGGCCCCGGTTGTTAATAAAAATGGTATTGTTTTAAATGGTAATGGCCGGACTATTGCTATTCAACGGGCATATGAGGGACAAGATAGACAGCATAAAATAAGTGCGGCTGGATATAAACAATATTTAAAAGATAACGCTAATAAATTTGGCTTTACATCAGGACAAGTGCAAGCTATTGATAATCCAATACTCGTTCGCCAAGTAGATAAAGAAGCGCCTATCAAAGATATTATTCATAGTACTGAAGGTGGTGCACGGCTAGGTTCGGCAGAACAAGCACAAATGGATGCAAACAAACTCAAACTATCTACCATGAATAAATTTGTTGATGATGGTACAGGAGAATTCTTGAATCCGGGGAACAGGGAATTTAGAAAACTTGCGGCACGAGATATTAAGACAGAAGATGACAGTAATGCTATTTATAATGACAAGCACGAAGTTACTCCCTATGGTGTTAGCCGTATTAAGAATGCAATGTTTGCTAAGGCATATCATGATAATGCATTACTTGCAAAAATGAGTGAATCGACAGATAATAATAGTAAAAATATTTTAAAAGCAATGATTATTGCAGCTCCCGATGTGGCAAAAGTAAATTATGGGATAGACCATGGAACTCTTTATAAGTATGACATATCAAAAGTTATGTCTGATGCATCTAAAGTATTAATGTCACTCCGTGATGCTAAGAAACCGCTTAATTTTTATCTTAAAGAAACAAGTTTGTTTGATGCTTCCATATCGCCTGAAGAACGGGCAATCTTGGAATTTGTTGATGCTAATAAATTCAGTACCAAAAAAATTAGCGAAGTATATAAAACCATCTGCAATAAAATTATGGCTGTTGGAGATCCGCACCAAGCAGAATTATTTGGTACGGAAAGACCTTCTCTTGAAAATATTATTGAACGTTCTATTAATGAGGTGAATAACAATGGACAAAAATCATTATTTGAGCAAGGACGGGAAAATTCTAAAGAAACCAACGTTGGCGGAACGGAAAGCCTTTATGCACAGGAACACGCCGGAAATGAACGCTTATTTAGACAAGAAAACAGCGGAGTGGAACAAAAAAACGCCAGAGGAACAACGGGCAGCACTGGGGAATTACGACTAGAAAAACAACTGCTAAAATTAGCAGATGACAATAATATTCCTGTTAATAACAAGCTTCGGAATGATGTACTTGCAAATAAGCCATTAGCGGTACAAACATTGCAGGATAAATTACGAGGGAAGGTGTCAACTGATAAACAACGGCAGCCTGCGTATGATGATGTGCAAAAAGAAATTGATAGTATGGAAGATGCTCTTGCCAATAAATATGGGGAAGACTCTGTTATACATATGGGACTTGGTGATGATAAAGACATTATCCCTGTCTCTAGTCAACAGAAATTGAATGCTTTATATGATCAGCGCAATGGTATATGGGAAAACGAAACAAATGCCGGTGTTGGGGCTGTTGTCAATAATATTCGAAATGATGGACCTGTTCCTACAGAAAAAGTGGCAGATATTCTTCAAAACTATGCTCATCAGAACAAGCTTTCTATATCAATGGAAGGCAGACCAAAAAAAATATCCTATAATGATTTTTTCAAGGATATATATGGTAGGTTAGCAAACTGGATGGTATATCATTCTTCCGATAATTTTCCAGAAGCTTTTTTGGATATGGATACTGCGCAACGAGCTGCCGGAGATTTTCAGCACAGCATATATGGCAGGAACCCTGAGGACGTTTTAAAGCAGGCTAAAAATATTACGGATACTGTATTCAAAGGAGAAAACAATGAAATCAATCGGGCACGCTTGGGTGGACAAGCCGTTGAAAATACAATTGGAAACGCCCAATCTGACCAAGCTGAAAAACAAAAAAATACCAACCGTGAAAACAAAATCAATAATTCCAAAAATAACTTGGAAACAAAAATAGAGAATGAACAATCCAAAACTACTAAAATTGAAGATTTTGGCGAAAAAATAGGCGGCGCACGGAAAGATATATATACTTCTTATAAAAAAGAATTGGATGACAGTGATAAGATTGATACTCAAACCAAACCATTATCGAAGTCATTTCCAGAACCAAAATATGATGCATTAATAAAGGCGGGGGCAGATAAACATGCCATAGCTCTTGTTCATGCATTGCGGGATTCTATTAGCAATAAACCTCGGAGAGATATAAAATACTGGGCTCAAGGCGTTGATGCTGTAAAGAAAATGGCACAAATGATATTGGATGGTAAAGGAGATGAAATAGAAAAAAGGTTGTATTCAAGCGGACATAAAGGTATTCGTGATGTCGTTTCTAATGCCAAATTATATGAAGCAGTCGGGCATGCGCATTCTTTAAAAGAATATACATTGTCAGAAGGTACATATAGTATGTATGACGGCAAAGAATATAATCCTCCTAAACATATATGGGAGATAGTAAAAGCACAAAAAGGGCAGGTGCACTTTCATAAAACCGTTGTTGATGGTGATACCGAACAACAGGTAATTGATAAATTTAAAAAACAATATGATAGTATTATGGGAGATAATGCCGATAATACAACAAAGCAGTCATTTGGAATTTATATAAACCGTGGTACCAAGGAATATGAAATTTGTAAAAAAATTGGTAACCGAGTTGTTTTGATGAAAGATGGATTCAAGAACGTTAAAGATGCAGTTAATTATCGTGACAATCATGCAACAGAATTAGAAGAACAGCTGAAGCAGATGAAGTATGTGCCAAATGAACGCAGAGAGGCAAATGAACAGCGTGTTGGTACCAACTATCGAAAGGGCAAAGATGTTACTCCGGAAATTTTCGGTAAGGCATTTGGATTCAGAGGTGTTGAATTTGGTAATTGGGTGGAAGGCAAACGTCGCCAGTCGGACTTAAATAATGCGTATGATTCACTACGTGATATGGCTAATATTATTGATGTCGATCCAGAAGCGCTGTCATTAAACGGACAATTAGGACTTGCCTTTGGTGCCCGTGGTATTGGCGGCAAGCACCCGGCAGCGGCACATTATGAACCGTTACATAATGTTATCAATCTTACAAAGAATGAAGGTGCAGGAAGTTTAGCACATGAATGGTTACATGCTTTAGATTACTTCTTTGGAACAAAACGTAAAAAAGATGAATTTTTATCAACAGCATCTGATGTACGGTTAGCAGCACAAGGCAGCAAATATTATTCGCCTGAAGGAATACGCCCTGAAATAGTAAAGAAGTGGGGTGATATTCGCAAAGCTATTTATAATTCAGGTATGGTGAAACGGGCAGAAGCATTGGATCAATACCGTTCAAAACCATATTGGAGTAAACCGGAAGAATTATATGCTCGTGCCTTTGAAAGTTATATTGTAGATAAGTTAAAAGAACGTGGCGAATCAGATGATTACCTTGCTAATATCGTCCCAGCGTCGGCATGGGAAGCAAATGTAAAAGGCGACAGAGAAAAAGGGTATCCTTATGTACAGCCAAAAGAAATGCCTGAAATTCGGAAAGCATTTGATGCCTTTTTTGATACTGTTGAACAAGAAAAAACAGATAAAGGTATTACCTTATACCAGGTTGCCGGACAGAATCATATGATTCCAACAAATCATCCGGAAGTTAAACGTGCGTATGATGATGTTGCAGCAGAAGTTAAAAGAGCTTTTCCTGCCGGTGAATTTTCACAAGACGGGAATTTGATAAATGTTGATATGCCTAACGGTAAACGAATTGTAGTCGATATTAAAAATCAAATTATACGGAACGGCAAAGAAATAGAAAACGCAAAATTGGCGCATGGTGTTTCTCCTAAATCAACCATCAGCCTTGAAGGGGCGTGGCGCGAAACATCTCTCGATCATCTCTCTGGATTAATGGAATTGTCACAGAGCAGCCGAGAAGGAACAGTTTATCATGAAGCTTTTCATGCGGCATGGGATATGGCTTTAACACGGCGTGAAAAAGATGCCATGCTGAATCATTACGATCCTATTGCAAAAAAACAAGGCGTAAATGTTAATGAAGTAATGGCAGATGCATTTTCCAAGTATGCCGGTATGGCTAAACCACAGGGTATATTTGGTAAGTTATATCATAAATTAATTGACTTCGCAAACAAAATAAAAGTTGTTTTAACAGGGACGGAAAATGTTCATAATGTGATGCGGAAGATTAAAACTAATGAAGTGTGGAAAAGCGAAGGTGAGCAGGCAGACTATATAAAAGATGAGGATTACTCTGTAACGAATAAAAATATTACAGGTGATACACGTGTGCCTGTTATAGATGTAACAGATCAGCCAAAAGTGAATGTAAAAAATAATCAAGAAAAAGTGGCAATAGCTAAAAGTTTAATTGGAAAAACATTTACTATTATTGGTAGTGAAGGTACGGGAAGGGTAGCCTCTGTTTCGGATGGCAGGCATTTAATTAATTCGTCAAATCTGTCAAGACAAGGGTTGGCTACAAGAGGAAAAGCCTTATCAGTTATTAAAAATATTTTAAATAATACAATATATGTTGAGAAGCATATAGATGATAGACACTCTAGTGGTAAACCTTATATTGAACTTTTCTCCGTTGTTAAGGATGGCAACAAATTAGTAAGATTTAGAATTGTAGCCAAGGAAGGAGATAAAAACGCAAATCAATTTACCATAAGAGATGCTAAGTTTTACGATATGATACAACAAAAAGGAGATGTCTCCCCAAGCATGCCGCAAATGGGTATGCAAGGTGGGAAGATATCTCCTTTAAACACTGTCAGTGTAGCAGAATTATTACGAGGTGTCAATGATCGTGAAGGGAAACCATATGTTAATACGGACGGAACATTGAATTATGATGTACGTATCTTAGGAGAACAAAAATCAATTAATCAGGATCACCTTGATATTAAAACACGGGATGTACAGGAACAACACTTGAATCAAGATATAGCAAAATGGAATAATGTTGTTGATGCATATGACAAAGCTGATAAACAAGTATGGAAAGAGAATAACAATGGTCGTCTTTATAGAGTTATGGATATGCCATTGGTTTTACAAATGATTAGCAAAAATGACAAGGAATTGTCCGTATATGGAAGCTTTTTTGAACATGTTTTACAGCCAAAGCACTACGGAATGACAACTGATATTATAAGACAGTTACCGAAAGCAATTGCAGATCCTGTTATGGTTTTTAAAACAGCTGATGTTAATAAATTTGTATTGGCATTGGAGTTAAAAACTGATCAAGGTGCCAGTGTCGTTGTTCCTGTTCAATTAGAAAAAAACGATAATGCTCATCATGCTATTAATGTGCTTAATACTGCATACGCTCGTACAAAGCAGGGATCGTCTACACCAAACTATAATTGGTTTGCAGCCAATTTAAAAGCAGGGAAACTGATATATGCGAACAAGACAAAAGCACTAGATTGGGTGCGGGCCATCAAAGGAGATACCCTTGTGGGTCCTGCACTATCTAGTGCTTTATCTAATCAGAGTATACTAACCGAACGAGATCTTGTCAATATGAGAAATGAAAATGCAGGACAGTATTCCATCAGAGAAAATAATGGTCAATCAACTAATGATAAATCCGTAACACCGGATGACATCACAAAGGCCGTGAATGCGATTACTCCTGCCGGTAAAATAAAAAATGGTTTTGACTTGTCTAAATATGGCCGGTTAGTAGCTCAATATGTGGATGATAAATTAAAATTGCGGAGTAATGCAGAATTGATTCATACAGCACTTAACCAACTAAAAGGGCAAAATTTAACTCCATTAGAGGCACGGCGTGAAGGGGTATCTATTTTTGGCTCGAAGTATTTTACAGATCCGGATCTTGTAAAAGAAGAATTCCCAAATTATTATAAAGCGTTTGAAAAGAGTCTAGATAATGATCCGGCTTTAAAGTCAAAAATTGATAATGTAAAATCATTAATAGATCAGTATCAGCAGCAAAACAATGGCATGACTGCATTTAAACAGAGAACAAGTGTGCCTGTTAATGATTCCAATAATCCATTAAAAAATCTTAACGAACAAGATATAAAGCCAGCTGTACAATCGGTTAAAGATACTATTTCAGATGGCATAAAAGATATCAAAGATACATTAGCTCCTGCGACAGCGGGTGAAAACGCAAAAACTATGGCCAATATCATGCGTGAAAATTTATCTGAGATGGCACAGAAAGCTGATCGTGCTGAAAATGCACTCCATACTGCGCGGAGTTATTTTTCCAAACAATCATCAGTAGACAATCTTGATTTTGTAAACCGTATTGAAACCGGCAGAGGTCAATCTACGCCAGAATTGCAGAAATTTGCTTATACGTTGAGAAAGATGTTGGATGAACGGCGTGTAGCTATACAACAATTAGGAACCGGCAAACTGCAAGATTTTATTGTAAATTACTTTCCGCATATGTGGGAAGATCCTAATCATGCAGGGAACTTGTTTGCAGCGTGGGCGGGAAGACGGCCATTTGAAGGTGGTAAATCATTTCTGAAGAAACGTTCTATTCCAACTACTAAGCAGGGTATAGAATCAGGACTAAAACCAGTTAGTGATAATCCCGTGGATATTGCCATGCTTAAAATGCGTGAAATGGATAAATATATTATGGCCCACAATGTTATAAATGAGGCAAAAGCCCGTGGACTTACCAAATATATTAAAGCTACCTCTAAAGATATTCCGTATAACTGGGAAAGGATTGATGATCGTATTGCAACAGTATATGGTGCACCGGTTGATGTAACCGGTAAACCTATTGGCGGATTACACATCAGAGGATATTATTATATGCCAAAGGAAGCAGCACGATTGATTAACAACTACTTATCACCGGGATTACGGACGCATGGCCGTCCCATGTCGGGTTTGTATAGATCGTATCTGGGAGCAGCTAATATTTTAAATCAGTTCCAATTAGGACTTTCCGCATTCCATCTAGGTTTTACTTCCATGGATGCTACTGTATCTAAAGTGGCGTTAGGATTTTTGAAAGTTTCTCATGGTGATATTGGTTCAGGATTAAAAGATTTCTTTCATGCCCCCATTGCGCCGGTTGAAAATGCTTTGCGTGGCAATAAGGTTTTGAAGGAATGGTATACACCGGGTACGCAGGGAGCAGAAGTTGCCAAACTTGCAGATGCATTGGTTGCTTCCGGTGGTCGTGTCCAGATGGATAAATTCTACAGAACTGGTATGTGGGATAAGATGAGCGATGCATTTAATGCTAAGAACTATTTAGGCGGAGTATGGCGTATCCCATTTGCCATTATGGATAAAGCAACAAAACCTATTATGGAATATATTGTACCTCGTCAAAAATTGGGGGTATGGGCTGATGCAATGCGATATGAAATGACAAGAAAACCTAATATGACGCGTGACGAAATGCGGCAAATTGGTGGAAAAATTTGGAATAGTGTTGATAATAGAATGGGACAATTGGCCTATGTCAATCTGTTTTGGAATAAAACTTTGAAAGACTTAACGATGGCAAGCGTCCGGTCTGTTGGCTGGAACTTAGGTACCTTCCGTGAATTGGGGGGTGCAGGTGTTGACACTGTTGAACAGATGAACAATCTGCTTCATGGTAGACACCCGGAAATGACATATAAAATGTCGTATGCGTTGGCACTTCCTATTACGGTAGGTTTAGTAGGTGCCGTTACACAGTATCTTTATACTGGTCAAACCCCACAATCCATTAAGGATTTGTATTATCCGCAGACAGGGATGCTTGATCAGAATGGGAAAACGCAGAGAGTCGAACTGCCGTCTTATATGAAGGATTTGTATGCTTATTACGATCATCCGGGGCGTACCCTTGTCAATAAGCTGCATCCGATGTTGTCGATGATTGCAAGTATGCTTGAGAATAAAGATTTTTACGGCACAAAAATTTATAATGAAGATGATAACATGCTTGATAAGATCGGAGAAATGGGTAAATACGTGCTGTCACAGTTCGTTCCGTATTCTTTACAAGGTGGTAAACGGCAAGCTGATTTAGGCGGTGATTTCTTAAGTAAGGCATTACCTTTTGTTGGTGTTACGCCTGCACCATCTGATGTGAATAAATCGCCGCTCGAACGCCGAATGTCTGAATTGGTGGAAGCACGAATGCCCGCAGGTGCTAAGACACAAGCTCAATCTGATAAGTCAGATCTCAAACGTTCTATTTTGCGTGATATGCAAGAAAATGGTGGTAAACCAACAAGCAGCCTTGCTGATGCGTATAGGAACGGCGATATTAACAGGGCAGAGTATAAGACGTTATTGCGTAAAGGGCGACTAACACCATTAGAACGAAGTGCCGATGCTCTGAGTATGCAAGACTTACAAGGATTATTACCAATTGCCGATGAAACAGAACGTCCAGTTTTAGATCGAGTATTACAACAAAAGATTAGACATGCAAGAAGTCGTGGTATTTATCAGCAGTAAATACTATGTCAAAAAGCTCCGTATCTTAATAGTACGGGGCTTTTTGCTGTTTAAAAGTGCTATCAACTAATTCGGATTAGCAGAGGTGGGTATGTATAAGATAAATATCAGGAATAACCATAAATTCAAGGGTGGGATTCTTTAATTTGTGGTTTAGGAAAAATATATAAGCAAATACGTGAAATTTTATAATTATTTATCATTAAGTGCATATTGTACTATTGCTTCAACATGAATTTTAGTAGTGTCAAATACGGGAAATGAAATATCTTCTTGATGAATTAGATGACCAATTTCAGTGCAACCAAGGATAACTCCTGTTGCACCTTGATTAGTGAGAGTCCTTATGATGCGAAGGTATTCTTTTTTTGAAGAAGGTAAAATTTTTCCATGACAAAGTTCTTCAAAAATTATTTGATTTACGATCAACATATCTGTTTCTGATGGTAGAAAAACTTGTATGCCGGATTTTTTCAATTTATTTTTGTAAAAATCTTGTTGCATAGTATATTTTGTACCAAGTAATGCTGCATATTGTATATGCTGTTTTTTTAACTGTTCTATTGTAGCATCTACAATATGTAAAATAGGTAATTTAGTAGAGGATTGAAGTTCGGGAACGACTTTATGAATAGTATTAGAACAAATTGCGATGAAATCTGCGCCACCTTTTTCAAGTGAATGGATAGCATCTGTTAATATTGTGATAATACGTTGCCAATTTCCCGTTGTTTGACAGGTTTCAATTTCTTGAAAATCAACACTGTAAAGTAATATTTTAGCAGAGTGTGATCCACCGTATTTCTGATTAATTGATTCGTTAATAAGTTGATAATACGTAACTGTGCTTTCCCAACTCATACCACCAAGAAGTCCAATTGTTTTCAT